AAATAAATCAAATATGGATAAGGTAATCAGCATGAGAAAAGCAAGGCCTATTGACTTATTAAACCCAACCATAGGTTGGGTTGACTCAAAAGTAAAAGATCAAAGAATGAAAGAATGTCTTAGCTGCGACAAACTTACTTCCCTTACAAAGCAGTGCACAATATGTAGTTGCTTTATGGAAATGAAGACACTGCTCCCTCATGCGGAATGCCCTGAGGGAAAGTGGTCAGCAGTGGAAGTAAACAATAAAAAGGACAAGGCTGGGTAACTATGGAATTCGCAGCAGCAGGAGAGCCAAGAGAGCTTGCATCTAAATTTGGCAAAGTCACAATCATTAACGAAGAAACTGGAAAAGAAGAATATTTTGTTTGGAATATCGAGACTGGATCCTGGGATGGTTATCTAGATGAATAGTCTATTTATAGCTTCCCAGAGTAGGATACAATAGATTCATGTCGATTAACCTTCCAGATACACCTACCTTAAATCAGGTCTTTATTCACGGCAGTGTGCAATACCGCTGGACTGGCACAGTGTGGGCTGACAATGTAATTGCAAGCATTAGCTATGATGCAGTTACTAATAAGCCAACTGAGTTTCCACCAAGTGCACACAATCATGTAGTGTCTCAAATTACCGACGTAACTGCAACTGCCGTAGAACTGAATCACACTGACGGCGTAACTTCTAACATACAAACCCAGCTAGAAGCTAGGGTACTTGAAACTAACGGCGCTGTGACTACTGCCGCCACAGATCAGAACGTTGTCCGTAACATCACACTCTCTACTGCCGATCCTACAGGCGGTGCAGATGGTGATGTCTGGCTGAAGTACACAGCATAAGATGACTGCACAAGCAAGAGTTTCTGACACCTATAAAGACATTGCTATAGTTCATGCCCGCATCGGCGGTAGCTGGAAAGAGGTAGCCGAGGGCTGGGCTAAAATCGGCGGTGATTGGAAGCTTTGGTATTCCGCAACCCCTGTAAACATGCAAGCCACAGGCGGCACGATTACTCAATCTGGCAACTTCAGGATTCACACGTTTACCAGCTCGGGGACTTTTACAGTAACTAGCGGTTCGGGAAGTCTTGAGGTTTTAGTAGTTGCAGGCGGTGGCGGAAGTGGTTATTATAACAATGCTGGCGGCGGCGGCGGTGGTGGGTATCTACAAGGGACCATAATCTCGTCAATTAAAAGCTATTTAGTGACTATAGGTGCAGGAGGCACAGGGGCTTTTCCTAATTTCGCTACAGGGACTAATGGAGTAAACTCAGCTTTTGATACTGCAACAAGCATTGGCGGTGGATTTGGTGCCGGTGGGTCAAATTTGAATGGTTCTAATGGTGGTTCTGGTGGTGGCAGTGGGTATGATGGAACAACCTATGGTTCTGGCGGTTCCGCAACTCAAGGCCAATCTGGCGGGCTCTCTGGCTTTGGTGGTAATGGAAGGGGTGGGATGGCAGGTGGCGGTGGTGGCGGCGCAGGTGGTAATGCTACTGGCGGTAACGTATCAGGTTTTGGTCCTGGAAAAACTTGGCTAAATGGTTCATTATACTCAGCAGGCGGAAATAATGGTAAGTCTACAGGAGCCGCAGCTTCTGCAAATACAGGAGATGGCGCTCCAGCTGGCGGAGCAGGCGGCTCTGGCGTAGTAATTATTCGGTATCCCTTTATCTCTCCAAACATGGAAGCAACTGGAGGAACTGTTACAAATGCAAACGGATTCCGTACTCACGTATTTAGTTCTTCGGGCACATTTACTGTTACTGCAAACCCAACTGACGTTGAGTATCTAATAGTTGCAGGTGGCGGCGGTGGCTCAACTCGTCACGGCGGCGGCGGCGGAGCTGGTGGCCTTCTTACAAATTTGAACACATCGCCCATCTCAATTACCCTTCAAGGCTATTCAGTAATAGTAGGAGCAGGTGGCAACGGTTCTGGGAGTGGAGACGGTCCATCAAGTTCTTCTAATGGCCAAAACTCTTCCGCTTTTGGGTTGACTTCAATCGGCGGCGGTAGGGCGGGCGGGTTCAACATGAATAACAGCAATAACGGCTTAACGTCTGGCGCTAGTGGGGGTTCTGGCGGTGGCGGCGCTACCCCTACGAGTGGGACAGGTTCAGGTGGCTCAGGAACTTCTGGCCAAGGTAACAGCGGAGGGTCAGCAATATTTCGACAGAACGCAGGGTGGCCAGGCGGTGGCGGTGGTGGTGCTGGCGGTGTAGGAGAGGATAGCGCCTCAGCAACTATTGGTGGAGAAGGTGGCACTGGAATTGACCTCTCAAGTTATTTTCCAGCTTCAGGGACTAACTCCACGAACGGAACGACTCAGCCTTTAGGCTGGTTTGCAGGTGGAGGCAGGGGGACAAACAACGCTTCGCCGAACTTTAGCCCAAACATTATACCAGGCGGTGGCGGTGGCTCATTCAATAACGAAGCAGTTAGCGGCGCTGGTTCGCCAGGACTAGTCAACACTGGCGGCGGTGGCGGCGGCGGTCGAGGCAGCAATCAAACTGGTGGAGCGGGCGGATCTGGAATCGTAATCATTAGGTATCCTTATGTGTAAACAGAGAGGCAACAAATGGCACACTTTGCAGAACTAGACGAAAACAACATTGTCACTAGAGTCCTAGTCACAGATAATGATGCACCTAACGAGGGCTACGACTGGCTCATAGAAAACTTAGGTGGCACTTGGGTCAAGACTTCCTACAACGGCAACATTCGCAAGAACTATGCTGGCATAGGATTTACTTATGACGCAGAGCTAGATGCCTTTATCCCGCCGCAACCTTTTAACTCTTGGTTGCTAGTTCAAGAAACGGCACAATGGGAAGCACCTGTTCCTTACCCAGAAGATGACCTAATCTACTCTTGGAATGAAGAACTTAGGGACTGGGAAGCAGTGCAGTACGATACGCCATAGCATCCTGATACAATAGAGTTATGCCATTAACGGATGTTACACCACCAGACTACTCGACTGCTATCGGGCAGGTTCGCCTACTAATTCCCGATACGGATCAACTAAGCAACCTAGCCAACCCCTCGGCATCTGCTGAGTACATCTTTAATGACTCACAGATCCAAGCCTTCCTGAGCCTTTACGGAACTAACGTAAAGCGGGCAGCTGCTCAGGCCAAGCTTGTGCTTGCCACCAGCGAAGCGTTGATCAACAAGGTTATCTCAACTGATGACCTCAAGACAGATGGTGCCAAGCTGGCTGCGGAGCTTAGGGCGCAGGCCTTAATGCTTAGGCAAGAGGCTGACAAGGATGCCCTTGAGGACTCCTACGACAGTTTCACGATTGTTAGCAATAACACTGCGTGGGATAACTCATGGCTCTAAACAGTAGACCATCATTAGACCCTCGTTGGAGTTACCATAATAGGTCTGTGGCTAAATCTTTTATGAACTCTGTGGTTTCTATCTACCACCAAGGTCTTGCTGGCACAGAATACAATGCTGTTACAGGTGAGTGGACTAGTGCAGCCTCTGTAATTTGGTCCGGCAAGGCTAGGATACAGCCAGTCTCAACCGCCAAAGATGTAGCTGTTATGACAAACGATTCTGCAATTAAAAAGGTAAGAATACAAATTGATTTTGCAGGCAACACTGTTGTTGGCTCTAACGGTCAAATGGTCGACATAAGACCGGGAGATTACCTACTTGTAACAAGCAGCCCAACAGATCCCCTACTGGCTAACTTTATATATGTTGTGCAAGATGTGCTTAATTCTTCGTCGCCTTGGCAGAGGACATTAATGTGCGAAGTTAATCTGGAGGCTGATCCCAATGGCTGAACTTTCTGAATTTAGGCAGATTATAAAAGAGTATGCATCTGAGACTTTGTTCAATGTTTCTGAAAACGTAAATGCCTCCTCCAAGGTTGGTGCCGATTACATGAGAACCTTTATCTCGGGCGGCAGTGCCACTGGGACAGACTGGCATGTTTTCAAGAACACTGCTAACGGCTTTGATTACGGTGCTCGTATTGGAAATGTAGTTGCAGGACTAGATAGGTTTGGCGTAAGTGGTCACTCCGGTCAAATGCTTGGATCAGTTACAAATAAAATGCTTAAAAGCAATACTAAAACAATCTCTGGAACCTTTGGTTGGCTTAAAACTCAGAAACAATACTTCATCCATCAAGATGCTGGAACCTATAGTAAAAAGGGCGTGGGCGTGGGCATGGGCCTCCTAAATGAGGGCAGTAACGTCTTGCAAAACTATGGCGCTGCTATTAATGCACAAGAGCATTTAATAACCACTATGCGTAAAGATGGTTACAAATGAGCCTAGACATCCTATCTGTGCACAATCAGATAACAGCAAAGCTTAGAGACGACTTGGTTCAGGATGTCTACGAAACCTCTGTGCCAGGCGGCACAAAGATTACTCACGGGGTGAACGGTTTGTTTAATCCTTATGTGATTGCCGAATACGGCGACATGAGCGAAGCGGCTGCTGGTCGAGGAATAGTATCATCAAGGTACAACTCTGGCATTAGTTACTGCGTTGTGCAGTGTGTGGCCCCTACCGAGATGGCCGCAAGACAGGTTGCCAACATTGCCAGGAACTCGCTAGTAGGCTTCAAGCCTCTTGATGCAGGAGAGCTTAGGCCAGTTGGTGGCAGAACTTATACCCAGACAGAATCTAAATCTGTGCCTGATTTTTACATCTCAGAGTTGGCGTTTACTTTCGTAGTAAACACTGTGTGGTAAAATAATAGCAGCGCGGAAGGACTACAATTTGGCTATCGCTATTAACTTACGGACCGGTAAGGTCGCTAATGTACCCGATCACTATATCGGGCATGCAATTTTGGGTAAAGACCTTGAGCTTGTTGGTGCAGAACCAGCAAAGACCAAGATGCAGGATGTCCCAAAAGCAAAAAAGAGACAAGCAGAGTACGTTCTGAATCCAGTTGATGCAGACGGCGATGGCTTTGTACAAGATGGAACCATTTGGGAACGCCCACTAGGCGAGCTTCTTCCAGAGGAGCAGCCTGCTCCAGAAAACCAAAACGAAAATCATAAGGAATAAATAGATGCCTACAAAAATGCTACGTCCAAACGTTGGCCTTTATGTTGCCACCTATGATGCGTTCGCTGACTGGAGTGCGCCCACGCTCACCGAAATCACAGACGCAGCTAAGGTATTCAACATCTCGCCAGCAGTTACTGACGACTACACCCTAAACATGACGGACTCAGACTCTGATAGCTCACTTGCTATTGTTGACAATGCAGACGTTCAGACTCCAACCTATTACAACTACGAAGCATCTCTAGATGTTTTCCGCGACGAGAACCCAGCAGCTGACTCTTCCTACAACTTTGCAGCTGCCTTGTTTGCCGATGCAGACGTTAAGTACTACTTGATCAAGCGAATTGGTAAAGTCCACGATGCAGCTTTTGCGGCTGCTGATGAAATCAGCATTTACGGTGTAAAGACTGACTTCCCAGTTGACTTGCTCGGTGACGGCGAAATGATTCGTCGCGGTGCTCGCTTCTTGACTACTGGTGAAGTTATTGTTAACGCATCTGTAGCTGGTGGAACAGCACAGTCAGGGCCACTTCTAAAAACCATTACCGGAACCAAGTCAACATCAAACGGTAAGATTTCGGTCTACTGGGTTCCTGAGTCAAACGTAACTGGGACTGATGATGAATTCATCTCTGGCCCATCAATCGCAGACATTGCAGCAGCTGGCTCAATCGAGCTAACATCTGCAATTGCTTGGGATGGTTACGACCTGGGTGCAACCGACTCAAACAAGATTGACGACCGCGGAATCGTAGACACTGGTGCAGTTCAGGAGCGAGGCTTTGCTCAGTTCTCTGGTGCACTAACCTTCTTCCGTGGAGTTACATCTGAGACCACTGGTTCTTACTACGCGGCATATGAGGCCTTCAAGGCAGCTACCGATGGTACGCGACCAGTTGGCTTCTTGGTTACTCGCATTAACACTGCTACCTCAGTATCACTAGGTGCAGGTCAGCTAGTAAACGCTTTCAAGTTCATTGCAGACGCATTTATGGACAACACCGAAGGTGAAGACAGCGTTAAGTTCATGGTCAACTTTATGCCACAGGGTAAGCTCGGAGTAAACGTAGCAGCTGTAGCGTAACAAGCTAGGGGGGAGAGGTTTTTGCGCCCACTCACCTCTCCCCCTTTTCACACACCTCCCGGGCGCAAGAAAAGGCGCAAAAATGAGTTCAGAAAATAACCTAGCTGCCGAGGCCCTTAGCCTCGTAGAAACAGCACAAACAAAAAGCAACTTCAATATTATTGACTTTGCAAAGGGCAGGTCATACCCACAAGAGACCATCTCAGCTTTCTTGGATATTGAATCCGCATACGAGCTAAATAAGATTAACGAAACATTGCGAGAGTTGCAGGATCCAGCAAAGCTGGAAAGCCTTGAAGCTAGGGCGAATGAGCTTGCCGTAAAGGTAATCGCCTCTAAGATTACTTTTCACATGAGGGGCATTAGCCAGGCCATAATCGAAAGAGTCACAACTGAGACGGATGAAAAGTATCCGCCAGAACGAGACCACATGGGTCAAATTGTTCAAGACGCTGGCTGGATACGCGACTGGACAGCTTCACTTATCGCAGCAAACCTTGTGCGTATTGAAAACGCAGACGGCCAAGTTGACGAACGCGTATTTACTATGGACGAAGTAACGACTATGAGGCATCACTTCCCAAAGCAAGTTTGGGATGTTCTAGTTGACACAATGCAAAAACTTACACTTGCAACTGCATACTTTGAAGGATTGACTGACGCGGGTTTTTTACCGAAGTCCTGACTTGGGACGGTAACAGAGGTTACGTCACAAAGATCAGGGCCGCCCTAGGCGCAGGACTGAGGCCATCGTGCCTATTATTCCAAGAACAACCCACAGACCCCTGGACAGTCTTTGACTTTCTACTTGTTGAGTCATTGCAGATACTAGAGGATGAAACATGCAAGCAGTGCGGTAACCCTATTTGGATTTGCAGAAACGAATCTGCAACAAATGTTGGCTTTAAGGTAAAGACGGCCACCTGCTTTGCGGAGGCAGAGCTGCAGCGTTGGCAAGAAAAGGAAGAAAAGAAAAAGTCTTCCAAGAAAGCTCATGGTCAATACCCCTATACCATTGCTTACACCTATGACAACTCCGATATGCCGTCAAGGATAAGTTTCTATAAAAGTCTGATGGAGAAGGATAAGGTAGAATAGGTATAGGTTTCTACTATAAGGCGGTCTTGTGTCAGTAAATTTTGACGCTAAACTAACACTCGATGTGTCAATGTTTATGCAGAACATCGCAGCTGCACAATCATCATTTGATGCCCTTGCCAAAAAGGTTCAAAACACAAAGCTAACAATTCAATCAGGGCCTTCTGGCTCTAATGCTACTTCTTCTGCTCAAAAGAGCAGCATGGACATGCGTCGTCAGCAAGCTTCTGACATAATGACAACTACCGACCTTCTTGGTAAGCAATCGGTAATGGAGCGTAATAACGCTAAGGTCGAGTTCGAGTCCGAGAAAATGCGCAAAAGCGCAATGGATGCAAGAGTAAAAGACCACCAAACACTATCAAGTCTTTCGAATCAAACTATTGCCCAAAGGCAAAACGAATCAAAGCAATTCTCCACTCAGCTAAAAAGCGAGATGCAAGCCAGAGAAGCTGCTTCTAAAGTAAAGCTTAAAGACCACCAAACAGGGTCTAGCTTTTCGGACCAGCAGATTTCGCAAAGGCAAAAAGAATCTAGTCAGTTTTCTGGCCAGCTTAAAGCACAGATGCAAGAAGCTCAGAAGGCCTCAAACGCTCAAGAACGTATTCAGGCAGATAAAGTAAGAGGCATGGCTCGCGAGAGGTACGCTCTCTATGACGTTGCCTCTGCATACCAACAAATGTCAACTATTGCAGTTGCAAGCATAAGGGCAGTTACGGGAACCGCTATTGCTTACGAACGGGCATTTGCTGACGTTATTCGTACTACTGACTTTGTGAGCATTAAGACTGGCGAAGCAGCCAGGGTTATGCGTGTTGACCTTACCCAGCTTGCAAATGAGATTCCACTTACCTTTGGCAAGATTACGGAAATTGCAACTATTGGTAACCAGCTAAACATTGCACAGGCAGACCTCGAGGACTTTACTGCAACGGTGGCCAAGTTCTCGGCCACTACAGATGTTAGTACTGAAAGTGCTGCGATGTCATTTGGTCGCATTGGTGAACTACTAAACGTTTCTGACTATAACGCCCTTGGCTCTGCGATCGCTTTTGCTGGTGTTAATGCTGTTGCAACTGAGACTCAGATTCTTGCAGTTAGCAAGGAAATTGCTACAACCGCGAAGCAGGCTAAGTTCGCAGCACCGGATGTAATCGGACTTGCCACTGCCCTGTCCTCCTTGGGTATTGCACCGGAAGCCGCCCGTGGTTCTATCATTCGAAGCTTTGCTGCCATAAACAAGGCAATCAGCGAAAACGGAGAAGATTTAGGTAAGTATGCAAGCTTGGCGGGAATGTCTGCTGAGGAATTTGGATCGACCTGGAATGAAAACGGAGCTACAGCCTTCGACGCTCTACTCAAGGGCCTGCAAGCATCTAGCGATGCTGGTAACAACCTAGACAGTGTGCTTAGAGACCTCGGCGTTAAAAACGTTAGGGATATTCAAACATTGCTTAAGCTTGGTGACAACTACGAAGTCTATGCCAGCTCTATTAGAGATTCAAACAAGGCTTACGAAGAGGGCACGTTCCTAGGCGAGTCTTACTCCATTATCCAAGAAACACTAGCGGCCAAACTACTAGTTGTGCAGAACCAGCTCCAAAACCTCCTATCTGGTCTTGGAGAGAGCACTGTAGGTCCCCTAAAGTCTGCAGTAGATGCAATCTCTCTTATGCTTATAGAGTTACAAAGACTTGCCAAGAATCCCGCAATACAAGCAATGGTAATCTTTGCAAGCGTACTACTAGCGACAGTTGCAGCTATTGCATCCGTAAACGCAATTGTCGCAATCTCCAGAGCATCCATGCTCGCCTTTGCTACATCCATGGCCGGAGTATCAGCGGCGGCCGCAGGTGCCGGATTGTCCATGAAGCTGTTTGGAATTGTAACTGCAGTTGCCTTAAAGAACTTTGCAATAGTCGGGGCAATAACACTGGCAATTGGTTTGCTAATGCAGGCAATTTCCTTACTTGGTGATGAGTTTCAAAAATCTGCCGATAATGCTGCCTATCTAATAAGAAAAACAGAAGACCTACTTGGCGGCTTTGGTGGACTTCAAGAGGCAATAACTAATGACACCGCTGCGCTTGTTGAAAACGCTCAAGCAGCAGGTGTGACCACGGAAGCTTATGCAGAATCCAACGGAGTAATCCTTGTGCACACTGATGCAGTGGCAGGCAACGAACAGGCAGCAATAGACGCTAAAGCTGCGCATGATGGTATGAACGCCATTATTAGTGGGGGCGAAAGTGCTTTTTACACTGCAACAGGAGCAGTAGAATCTCAAACTATATCTTTAGGTGCGAACACTATTGCATGGATGCAAAATGCGATTGCCCAAAGTGACACCTTTAAGGAACTTGCTAAAAATAAAGATGCTACTGATGCACTTTCTGCGGCTGGGTTTAACCTTACAGATGCACTAGAGGCTGCTTCCAAAGGCGAGATTGACGCATACTTTGAGCCAATACTTAAAGCCCATAGCGAAGCAATGGCCAAAGTCTCTCGATTTGATATGTTTACACTAATGGGTGGTGGAAAAACCGTACGTCAGATAGAAGAGTTTAAATTAGTCTTTGGCGGCATATACCAAGAGGTATTACTGCTTGGACTTGGTGCAACTGAAACAGCTATTGCACTAGATGCAATAGGTGACAGTGAGGAGGGCATGGATAACCTTACAGAAACGACTAAGGGATTAGCTAAGGCTCTTAGGACTGTAGTTGACTACGCTGGCGATCTAAACCAGATGCTTTCCAGGACAGCTGAATTGCAATTTGGAAAGCAAGTGGGCAAAGATGCAATAACCAAGGGCTGGAGATCTCTTGGTAAAGCTGCAAATGACGCTGCAAAAGATGTTAGAGATGCTAACGCAGAGCTTGCAGACCTAAAAGCAGACAGGGGTATTTTAGAGTATCAACTCTCAGTTGCTCAAAAGTATGGCGATACCGCAAGAGTTGCAAAGATTCAAGCTTTGCTTGCAAAGAACGAAGAAAAGCAAGCAGATGCAACTAAAAAAGTAACAGATGCAAATGCCGAGCAAAGCAAGAGCCTTGTAGGAAACAAGGATGCTGCTATTGAGAACAGGGCAAGCCTGCTTGGAATGGTTTCCACCTACCAAGACTATGTAACAATGCTGGCAAAGCTTGGCAGAAAGCCCGCACAGCTTGCAGGTGACATAAAGACACTTAAGAAGCAATTCGAAGATAATGCAATTGCTGCTGGGTATTCCAGGGAAGAGCTTGGAGAGTATGTAGATCTTTTTGACGAATTCCAGACTGTAGCCACAGAGGGCCCAAGAGACGTTGATATTGAAGTAAACGCAAACCTTTCTAATGCTGAGCAAGCAATACTTGAGTTTGTTTCAAAGCAAAACAAGGGTGGCGGAGTTACACTGCCAGTTGATACAGACTTAGATAAAGCTAACAAGAAACTTAATAACTTCTTAGCAAAAGCTAGATTCTTTGCGCCTCCATCGATAAAAAACATCACAGCAGATGCAGCTGATAGAAAAATATCAGATTGGCTAAAAAGGTTTAGAACGCTCAGCCCACCATCAATAAATAATATGACAGCAGATGGGGCTGACAGGGCAATAGCAGCTTGGCTAAAAGAGGTTAGAACACTTATGCCTCCATCTATAGATGGTATTACGCCAGATGTGGCGGATGAAGAAATACTAAGTTGGCTATTGCAGTACAGAGGTCTTAGTCCAATAAGTGTAGATCGAATTAAAACAGCTATGGCTGATGTGGAGATTCAAAAGTGGCTACAAAAGGGCAGGGACCTATCAGTAAGCGTAAAGTTTGACAGCAAGCAAATGGTTTTAGCTCAGGCTGCTACTGCCTTAAAGGTTGCAAGAGCCTTCCCGACAGACTCAGCTATGTATACTAGCTACATTGAAATGTACAGATCATTGCTGGCGGTTTCTAGAAACATGGCAAATGGTGGCCATGTAAGAGGCCCGGGAAGTTCAACAAGCGATAGTATTCCTGCAAACCTATCTAATGGTGAATTTGTAATGAAAGCTTCTTCCGTAAAGGCCTATGGTGTTGATTTTATGAACTCGCTAAACCAGCAGAAAATTGGCTCAGCCTCCTTCTCTGGTTCAGGTGCACAATCATCCTCCGGATCGTCTATCGCTTATCTATCCCCAGAGGACCGGGCACTTCTCAGGGCAGTTGCTGATCGTCCTGTAAACTTGTATGCAGACAGCACAAAGATAGCTCAGTCTGTAGATAACGGAAATACTCGCATAGCTAGAAGAGGCGCTCGATGAATCGAAAAGTTTACTTTGGTAATGCAGTAATGCAGTTTTGGATACCAGCCCCACAGTCCGGCCTAACAGCTTCAAATACCGGGTTTAGTACAACTGCTCAGTTGCTAAGTGGTCGTGCCTTCACAAAGCGTTCTGTGGCTTCTCACAGGGGGTTTGACGCTGCCTGGGTTGGACCCTTGAACTCAGAAGTTTCTGAGGACAGCTTACACACCATAAAAGATTACTCTGATGGCATTTACGGCAATGGGCCTTTCTACTGGCTCGATCCTTATGCCACTAAAACAAACCTGCTAGCACCGCACTGGGCTGCGCCAATGCTGACGGAAAAAGACTGGCCCACAATCTGCCCTATACCCTCCGAGTCTGGACTCACTTCCTTTGTGCCGACTGAATCAAACACAAAGTCTTATCCATACAAATCCTTAAACATAAACATTACAAGCACTGATTCGTTTGAGTCTGCCAACGCAAATAGGGTAATAATACCAACGAACCACAGGTTCCACTTTGGCTGGCATGGGAGTGTTGTTTCAGGCAACGCAACTGTAATTCTTCGTGCCTACTCAAGGTCAACAGGCTTACCAACTGACATTACTACTAGCCCGCTATCCGTCAATAGCGCAATTAGAACTAATACACAGGTGAGCGGAACAACCTACTCAATGGTGGATGTAATTGTAGTCAAGCCTGCCGGAGCTACTAGCGAAATAACAGTCGCGGGAATGATTGCTCAAGTTAGAGGCGAAGTAGAAGCTGTTCCTCAAGGTGATTTTATTTCAGGTCGCGGAACAACTAGCATTGAGTTTAGCTCACTGCCTCAGATTGAATACTACTCTGCCAACGTAAACAATGGTCAGATTAGCTTAACTGCCAGTTTTACAGAGGTTTAATTTGATTAGCTTAAAAAACCTAGACGGCAATGGCTCTTTCCCTGAAGAAGGGTTAATCACCTACTCCTACTCTGAGGATGCAACCCCCATAGACCCACATGAGCTAACTGGTGGAGCAGGGCAGGTTCAGGCAACAATGCTTGCAGATGAATCACCTAGGGGCAGCAGGCTTGTTATAAACAACACGCTGACACTGTCTGACGATGACTTTGGCGTTCTTGAATTTACTGCTCGTCAGTTTGAATTCACAGAAGGCACAGCTGATGTAACTGGTGAAACAGTTCTTTACAGACTTAACTCATACAGGTCTGCAGCTCCTCATGGTGGTGCAGGGGCGACACTGCTAACGGCAATTCTTGAATACTGTGAAATGGTTGACATCCTCCCATCGATAGACGCAGCATTGATAGAAAAGCTAGACCTTGTGCCAGTTAACTTTGTTGGATGGAATGGAGAGCTTTGGGAGCACTTAAAGATGCTTTGTGCAGCAGTTCCAATTGACGATCAAGGCACATTATTGGAAATGGTTGTAGTAAGTAACGAGCTAATAATCAGAGAAGCATTACAGGTTGAGATTGATATTTCTGAGCACTTGTCTTCAAAGACAATGCGGATTGAATCCTATGAGTCGGCTCAGGCTCTCGACATGTTTTTTTACGACACGGAGTATGGCTACAACAGGGTGGTGCAAGAACAAAGCCCTGCAAGCTCTACGTTTGCAATTAACGAAAATGTTTCTATAACCGATACCTTGCAGGTAAACGCTGGTGAAACTATTCGGAAACGCGTAAAGATAAACGCCTCCCTAAAGACTGTGAATCAACCACAACCAGTCAGCACAATAACTCAACTGCCATTTCCATTGACAGGCTCTCAAGGAGAGTATGTTGTAGTTGGCCAGGACGACTACAAGGTTGATGCAAACCAATGGCTAGGCGAGGGTGGAAGTGTTACAGTGGCACTTACAGAAAACCCCGACGAAATAGAAATAACAATTGTTGCACCAAAGGCAGTCCAGCTTCCTACTGAGGCTGGTGAGCCGGTAAACGTAACATTGGCCCCTTATAAAATTGGTGTTGAGTCTTCTGGTGGAATTGATTACCCTGCTTTGTACATTACTGGCGAAGGTGTTTTCTTCAAGAAGACAAACTACAGAATTGCAACCGGTGCATCTAACGAGTTGACTGCAGAACTTACCTCAACCCAGATTGACAATCCATTTATAATTAGCAAGAACGCGCTCTACGGGAGAGGCATTGCCGCGGCCCAGAGGATTTGTGGGCCATCGGTATCTATTAATGCAACACTGCACACTGGGATAGAGTTTGGCACGACAGTAGGTTCGCTAATTAGTGAATTTGATACTAAGTTTAGAATCTCAAGCATTAGCTTTGATGAATCAGGAGCAACAGTAGCGGCTAAAAGCCATGTTTCTTTTGCAAATTTTAATCAATCCTGGAGTGGTAGCACTCTTTCTGACTTTGATAATATTAACTCAGGTCTTAGATTTAATGAATTTACAATAATTCCACTTGTAAAGGAGTGAGCATGATTTTTCCACCAAACAATTTACCTTTAAACTCCAGAAACTGGGGTAGGACTTTAGAGAACAGGCTCATTGCAATTGAGTCAAACTTCAAAAGTGCAGAGATTAACAACCTAGCCCGTGACTCTCAATCGCTTAGCAACTTTGCAAGATTAGACGTTGCGGTAACTAACATTATTAAGCTACTCACAGACGTGGAGCTTATAACTGAAACAACAACAACATTAGAAGAGGACCTAGATTCGCTTGGGGTAGATCTAACTGATGTTACTGGCAACATTTACTTTCCTGGCACAACCGAGCTAAATGGGTCTAGACTGCGTGTGGGAACCGTTGTTGCAGACGTTGTGGCTGCTGGATATGTTTACGCTGGCAGTATTAATGGAAATCAGATAAATGGTGGCATTATAACAGGTACGACAATCCAGACTGCTGGTCCTTCTAGGATTATCCTAAATAACTCAGCTAGGTCTTTGCAGTTTACAGACGCGAACGATTCAGTTGTTGCTAATATATTTTCTGGAACTTCTCAGCAAGGCGTTCCAGGTATATTTATGTCTTATGGCAACTCACCATTAGTAAATGCAGCCAATCTATTTAGCCTGAGACAGGAATCATTTTTTTTAAGCGGTGGTAGCGGGAACGCTGGTACGATTAGCGGAAGTGCTGGTGGTGTTTTTATAAATGCGACCGGTTCTGGCTCTGCAATTAATTTAGATGCACAAGCTGGCGTGGCCATAACTAATGGTAGCCTGACTGTAGCTGGCGGCGTTAGGCTTGGCGCGGGCGGAGGGACTCTACTTTCAAGAGCAGGGGATGGTAGGCTACAGTCTGATGGTGGCTTTTTATCATCTGGAAATCTAGGCGTAACCGGTAACATAACTTACGTTGCGCCACAGGGTACTGGAACCACATTCCCACTCTACTGGAATAGCAGTACGAACGTTCTCTACCGGCTTTCATCGTCTGAGCGCTATAAGACAGACATAAAAAACGCTGAGATAGATTATGAAAAATTCATGCAAGTCCAGCCAAGAACATTTAAAAATAAAAAAGATGCCGAAGAGTTTGGTCTTGAAAATACAGAACTTACCTACGGTTATATTGCAGAGGAAATGCACGATTTAGGACTTACTGACTTTGTAGTCTATGAAGACGATGAAAATGGCAACTCAAGGCCAGAGTCTGTAAACTACATGTCAATGGCAATCGCCACACACGCGCTCATCAAGCACCAAGACACTGTAATCAAATCCCTAGAAGCTCGCCTAACTGCCCTAGAAGCTCAGTAAGGTACAATAGGTATATGGCAACTACTAATAAAGGTATCTATTACCCCACCTCAAGCGACCAGATAACTCCATTAGAGAGCGTGTTTGCAGGTATTGCCTTCAGCATAGATAATGCAGCTATAATCTCCGGTCAGCAATTATTTACCGGACCTGCCGCATCTGGTGGATTTCTAGACGTGTCTGTAACCTTTACTGACACATTTACTGTTGCACCGAGAGTTTTGGTGTCAGTAAAAGGGAGCATAAACTCAAGTGTTTACGCTGCTTCGATCGTGGGAGATCCCACAACCTCTGGATTTACTGCTCGAGTATTTAGGTGCTACGGCTCTTCTGCTGAAACTGATCTTAGATTGGTTTACGTTGCAAGCACCTACAACATAACCATTTAGGAGTAATAATGTCAACATGGCAACTACCGTTTTCAGATAGCAAGCTCGGTGCAAGATTTGGCGCAGTAAGCCAATTTAGAATTGCAAACAATCTTGGACCACACCGAGGCACCGACTGGATTGCTGCAGAGGGAACTAAGATTCCTGCAATTACAAGCGGCAGGGTAATGGCTGTGCAGTACAGCAAGCAAATGGGATGGTGTATTATTCACACCGCCTGGGCCGACAATAAGACTTGGCACATTGGCTACTCGCATTTACAGTTCAAGCCAACCTTAAAGGTCGGCGATCGAGTCGAAACTGGTGAGACTCTAGGACTAGTTGGCAGCACTGGGACTGCATCATCTGGACCCCACTGTCACATTACGATCGGTCGCGGTGTCAAATCGCTTTTCTGGGGCAAGGTCCTAGACATCAGAGATTTTATTGGCGAACAGCTAAAAAAGCAACCCACCAAAGCTACGGTAAGGCCAAAGCACCGCACCCCTGAGGTGATTGTACCCAAAAAGGTGGTCGTGCCCGCCAAGGTGGCACCGAAGGCTGCTAAGACATACATGGTCAAATCTGGCGATTCCTACTGGAAGATTGGCAGGGCAACCGGGGTTGACTACCGAAAACTGCAGAAATTAAACAACAATAAGCCACTACAGCCCGGCGACCAGATTAGATTGGGGTAAACATGAGTTCAATAATGACAAAAAAGTTTTGGGAATATGCCGGAGAGAGAGCAATAAAAACATTTGCACAAACTCTTGTGGCGTTTGCTGGTGTAGACGCAATGACAGGCAACACCATTAGCCTTGTCACAATAGATTTGGTTAATGCCCTGGCAGTTGCAGCCACCGCGGCGATCGTCTCGGTGTTAACATCAGTCGTGAATCAAAAGTAAGATTATGTCTGAAGATAACGCAAGAGACTGGGTAGAAGTATTAGTAGCAATCGGGCGGATCGAGGAAGGTATTAAAGGTTTGCGCGAATCTGTTAACAGACTTGAAAAAATGGTGGACTCTCAGGATGATGAAATCCAGAACATGCAGATGGAAATTCAGAAGCTTAAGACTCAGAGAAGTACCGTTAGAGAAAATATTGCACTGGTGATTTCGCTTCTTGCAGGATCAGCAGCGCTGTGGAGTATCCTATCTAGGTAGGGTTGGTTAGGAAACACCCGACAAGCAAGAAGCCCCCTGCAGAGGTGACAGGGGGCTTCTTCGGTTAATCCTGGTCTCTGTCGCGTTCTTCTTGTTCTGCTTCTGCCCTTTTTGCTTCTACGTCAATTGATACAAGGGTCTGACAAAACTCGCAAATAGGTAATCCTTCTTCACACACTCTATCGCAATGCTCACAATAGTAACCTGCTTCGCCTGTATCGTGGTAAGCAACAGTCCAGCCACAAACGCAAACAACATCTACAATAAAGTATTGGTTTGTTACGGTGTCAAAGTATTGCTGCACAATATACATTGGATCTTCTGTCCTGTATTTTCTTTTAAATATACCCTTAAGTTTACCTAAGAACTTCTTCACTAGATAGACCTATTTAAACCTTTGCCGATCGCTTTGCCGCTTTTTTGCCACTTGCCACAATCATGACAAACCAACCTCTGGTAAGTTGCAGCGTTTGTGTAGGCGTAGCCACGCTTAGTCAGATTCATTGATGCACAAACTACGCAGCCATCTTCAAGTCCATCATAAAGGGGAACGCTGGGGTGGTTCTTTATCCAAGGTTTCAGCTTCTCGTAGAGGTCTACCAGAAGGTTTACGTCCTGTAGCTGGTAGGTCTTCATTTCGCGCCATGCCTTGTTGTCTCCGGCCATACATTTAATCCAGAGGTCAAACCCAGAGTGCTTCACTTTTGCACCAACACCAAGAGTCTGTGCAACATAGTCAAGCTTATTACTTGGGAATTTAAATTGTGACTTTACAACCCTCATCAAATCCATCTCTCGATACGGAGATGGTGGCAACATTTCGTTTTCTATAAACTCACGCTTTAGGTGCTTGCTGTCAAATGACTGCGAGTTCCACCCAACAAGCACATCGGCCTCGTCAAGCATTTCGTGTACCTTCTTCAGCATTACCTCTTTGCCATCGTGATGGACAGAGCTAAAGTGAACCTTCTTTTCGCCATACCACCTGGCACCCCAACAGAGAACTTCCGTTGACTCTATAATCTGACCAATGGAAATGTTTTGATCCCATAGCCCCCATGTGTAAGCATTGATCGGACTTGTCTCCAAGTCTAGGAATAATATTTTCACTGTGGCCAACCCTTCTTGAGTGTAGGCAAATGCTTTACACTCCTTAGATAAATTATAGCGTGGCGAGCTGCATCATTGGCGTGAGGATTGCTAGGTAGATACACGCCAAGCTGCTTCATTGCTTGGTCATCGCATAAGCTTTTTTGACTTGGAGCTTGATAAAAGATTTTTGTTTTGTATTGCTCTAGTGCTTGAAGTGCACCAATCACATAGGTTGCAGAGAGGTCCACTCCATGCACCCCAGGACGCAGTGTGAAGCTCTCACAGACCACTAGGTCCCAATCATGGTGAGCAGTGTGATACCAAGCTAAAAAGCCGTCTAGGCCGTTTGGTATTTGTGTGAACTTTAGAACTTTTGGCTGAGTATTGAATCCAAACTCTATAAGGCTTACGCCTGTAGTCCCGCCCGGATCAACCCCTAGTATCTTTGTCGTCGTGCTCATTTCCATCCTCGCTGTTGCTTGTAGTGGAAGCACATCCTAGCCAGTTCGTATCTGTGCCCTGTGTCAAATCTTAGTGCATGATATAAAACTGCTTCTTTGTCTAAACAGACTTCTTCAAAACTTGCTTTTCTGGAATATAGGTCCAATTTTCCTACTCATGGTCGTTTTGCTTATGCCAGTAAGTCTGGACAGCATGGTCATTGATGTTCCCCTAGAGACTACCTTCTTTACCAACGCCCAGTCTAGGGAGTTGTCGTTGAAAGTAAATAAGATGCTTCTTATATCCTCAAGGGAATTTGGGTTTATTGACCCTCCGTCTCTTGTAGTCTTTTTGGAGTGCTTCCCTATTGCCCTCTGGCTTACAACTCCGCCTGAAAATAGTTCGATCTGCCTATTGGAGAACACCCCACACAGGGCGATCTGAACTGCAAGTTCGTGAGCCTCTTGTTTGCTTATTGACTTTACTTCGTCCCTAAGCTTTATTGAGAAAGCCAATGCCATAACTGTTTCGTGGCTTTGCATTAGAGGACCTCCAGAACTGTCTTCTTATTGTCCACATAGACCCTCACCCGGCCCTGTGAGCGGAGAGAGTCAAGCATCTCGTCAAACTCACGCTTCTTTTTATTGCCAAATCGCTTGAATGCCTCGTCGTAGCGAGCCTTGCCACCCTTGCTGGTTACAAAGGCCTCGAGGTTGTCAACCTCTCTCTGCCACTCGGACTCGCTAATAGAAGCGGCCATGCGAACAAGATTCTTGAACCAGCCTTCGGAGTAGTAAATAGCAATTAGCAAATGCTTCATCTCAACCTGGTCTGAGCGATCAACCATTGCAAGCAGGATTGCACACTTCCAGACAGATAGCGCCAGACGCTGGCGCGAAGGCTCGATCGAGTCCTCGTTGGGGTGACCATCAGTAAAGGTTCCCATGTCCCACTTGAACTTATTGAATCGAGAAAGAGCCTCATCGGTCATGCGAACTGGCCTTGGGAATGGTGCACCCTTCTTCTCCCACCAGAGCTTGCTCCTGTAAAGTGAGCTGACTATTTCGTCCATCTCGTAGTCGCTTGCAGTCGCGCTTTCCTCTTCGGGTGCCTGCTCTACTGCCTCAAGCTCAAATGTCCTGTCAGGGGCATCTGCGACCGCGTAGAGGAATCTCGCAAGGAATCCAGAGCGGAAGTAATCTATAGTCAGAATCTCTGCAACCTTGCTAGTAATTCCCATTAGATACATGATGAAGTTTGTTTCTGCCCGGTCCGACTGAACAGCACTGGTAGCACTAGAGCCACCTGTGGATCGAATCACAACAGGAACATGCCCATCGTAAAGCTCTGTGAACTGATCTGCCGCGGTGGCCATGTAGGTCTTGGTGACAAACTCCTTGAACATGCCCTGAACTTCATCGCGGTGAAATAGGGATGTCAGCTTGTCTCTACCTGAAAGGTGCTTTACAAGCCCTTCTGCGGTCACGTTGGAACCAATGTCAATCTGGTATCCAACATACTTTTCGTAAGACCTGAGCATCCTGAGCATCAACTGCCTGCTGGTGGATTTCCTGCTAAGAGTGGTTTCACCCAGCAACATGAACCACAAGTTCAGGCCGAGCTTCCCGTACTTGGGTGTGCCATATCCAGTATCGGAGAAAGCAGAGGACAGAAGAGTAAAGGCAGAAGCAATCTGATACTCAACAGCTCCGTCAGTCTTCTTGCCAGCCCACGCAACATATTTGTTTATAAATGTCGGGGAAGAGTTCACAATGGTTCGCTCTTCGTGAGTTAGGAAATCTACTACTCTACTCTCAGCGGTGATAATCTGCTGTTGCTCATGCATCACAACTGCTTGCTCAGCGTTGTCTGGAATCAAGTGAGCATTCCTGGCCCTCTGCACCTCACGCCACAAGTCGCCATCAGCATCAAGACGCTTTGGGCGATCTGGGTTGTGGTATTTATTGCACTTAGCCTGCTTGGCAACTACAAAGACTTCCTCCGCGGTTAGACCGCACCTGAAAAGCTCTAGCTGTAATCTCCAGAGCATCTTGGAGGTATCTGCTCCGGGCATAGGAGTCTCTGTGTAGAGGCTAATAATGTTACTGTCTGCAGGTAGCTTCCCTAGAATCTCTATAAGCTCAGGGGACTCTGTGGGCATTGGCTCATTGGATATCTCTGTAGGTGTATCTACATGTATATCCGCATAGAGTGCTTCAATTTCATCGATAGTGTAAACCAGCCCAGAACTCTGAGCAACAACATCCTGAGCAGGTGAGTATTTACCATTCTTACTTCCCGGAACTCGCAACAGCTTTGTAGGGTTCCAGCCAGAGACATCGCAACCTTGGTCTCTGTGCGCATAGGCAATCTTCTTAGCAAGCAATGCAACGCGTGTTGGATCTGCATCGGTATCAAGAACCCAATAAGTGTGCCAGCGGTCCTTAGATGTCTCCACAGAGACGCTAGGAGGCATCCTAAAGTTACTTGGGTTGCAGGCATCGGCATCTGCATAAACAACTGCAACACTCTTGGCGTTTTCGCGGATGCGTCGTTGCTCATAAAACTTAATTGGGGAAAAGTAAATGTCTTCATCTGACTTGGTAGACGCATAAGCGGCCATCTCATCAAGCTCATCTGGGTAGCTAAAAAACTTCTGTATTGTTGGCTGTCCACCAAAGTCTTTAGTAACTATAGTCGCGTAGCCAGCTCCGTCCCCGAGTATATACTCGAGGAATTCCCTCTTATCCATTTAGCTTCCTTTCTCTAAAAAGCTGATTTTGATAGTAACTATCTATCCTGCCCGGGGCAGGGCGAAGATTTTGTAGACCTGTTATGGAACAGACGCTACTATCAAAATCGTGTCCTTTGTGGGAGTCGAACCCACACAATGCTAGAGAAAGGAGAAAAGACAACAGAGGCTCCATGCAAGGACTTATGTGCGTTTTTGTTTGGGAGACGCACCCCTCCGGCCCTACTACTTACTATTTAGTTATTCGGCCCAAACTACTTCGGTTGCTCCCATTGCAGACAGCGCATCGGTTGCTCCAGTTGTTGCCTTGTTGAACCCTGATACCTCGTTGGACTCTGAGTAGTCACCCTGAGCTTCGCGAACCTTGACACGGACATCTACATCCTTACCCAGAATGTCATTGATCTCTGGGACCTTGAAGGCACCCTCGACCGAAAACCCTAGGGACGAGAAGAAGTTCTCGAACTTCCAGAAGTCACCAGCGACATACATTGGGATGTAAGAGAACACACGCCTGTTGTCGTACTGACCACCGGAGATTTTGAACTGGATGTTCCAGCGTGGCTTACCTGCGTTTGGACCACTCTTTACTTCTTCTGCCTTGATATCAAACAGTGTGGACGCGTAGGTACCTGCTGGGATTGGACCAAGGTCGTTAGACGATGGTGCACTTGGCTTGTAATCTGTTGGAACGTTTACTGTAAAGCTCATTTTTTGACTTCTCCTAATTTGTTGATTTCTGTGATGATTTTCTTTAGTGTTGGCTCATACATCTTTGCTGGAAGACCGAACCTGTTACCAGATACTAGCCTATCCGAGCCTTGCAGTAGCAGAACACGCCTAGATTTATCCTCAACACGCTCGCTAGTAAGGTAAGCGATGATGTCTGGGATAGCTGGAAGCGTTGTGCGAGTCGAGCCTGAAAGCATTGGCACAGTCTTCACTGAGCCAGTCTGCTCGTCCTTGTCGTCCTGAGCGTGAGCAATGAAGATAGACAAGAATGGTGCATGGTGCAACTTGCGAACAGTCTGGTTAGCCCATTCCTTCAAGTCTCCCCACTTACCAAAGCGGTTGCCCTTGTTCTCTGGTCGTTCTTCAAAGACCTTCTCTGCCCTATCCATTGCGACACCTAGTGTATCCACAATGACAGTCTTGTACTTGTGCTTCTGGTTTAGCAGGCCGTCAATTACTTGGTCGAGCTGCTTATGGCTATCTACCTGAATTACATCTACATCTTTCCAGTCGCGAGCAATGGCAGTCGCGCCACCCTCAACATCGATCAACAGGACAGGAGAAAACTCCTTTAGCTCAGAAGCTGATGCCGCTAGCCATGTCTTGCCGTTCTTTGGATCGCCGTAGATGAGTATTGACTTCGGCACATTGAGTGCCTCTGCCTTCTTGATGAACTGCGTAAACGCTAGTTCCGGGTATTCTGTCTCTGACATTTTTCTCCTATTAGTTGTGTGACTAGATGCCGACTGCACATTTGAAACAGTGCTTACTTCTATCTAGTGTTTCTAAGTCTATACCTTTTTGCAGATTTGTCCACAACTTTTCTAATCGTGTCCAAACTGCAACTGCAAACTCTTCTGAATACTCGAAAGTATAGTTCCAAATATCAGGGCTTGAAGTCCCATCGCGATTGATAAATACCAAACTGATACCATCTATCTCGATGCCACTCCTGTTCAGCCCCCATGCGTAAAGCTGGGTCTGAGCAACGTATTTCTGTAGTGTGTACATAGAAGCTTCATCAGTGTATGTCTGGTCGTCTAGCGACCTCTGGAGCTTCTTTATCTTTGCTCTTGTTGAGGTTTTCCAGTCTATCAGGTGCTTACTGTTTACCAAAGCAATGTCTGGCTTTGAGCTTATAACCCCGTATCCGGGAAGCTCACCGAGAACAATCTTCTTTTCTACAAGTGCACCATCAAGCTCAGGGAAGTCAGCAATGTCTGCCTTTGCGATTGAGTCCTCAATAAAGAGGTGAGTCGCTGTCCCAATCTTCCCCCCCAGCCAATACTTCGAGGGAGGGTCCTGAATCCCACTCAGAGTCTTCGCTAGGTGATAAGTACAAGGGTCTGATATTTGACTTGCTCCTACCTTCTTTTGCTTGTCTCGGTCCGTCTCCATCTTGAAGATACGGATCGTCAAGTCTTGGACGGCCGATTCTGATAACACTTACATACCTTTCGTTGAATATCTTTTTGATTTGTCCAGGGGTTAGTCCACCCCAGAATCCAAATGTCTGTCTTGATTGTATTGCGTATTCTCCACAAAGCTTTTGCACTGGGCACCTGACACATATGCTTCTAAGAAACTTACTTGTCTTTGTGCCAGTTTTGTGGTCTTCTAAATCCGGTGGACAAAAAGAGTCTGCATATTGCTCGCACTCAACGCCCTTGTTCTTGTTTATGGCAACTGAAAGCTCTATGTAAAGCCTTTTAGTTGTCTCGTTGCTCCTCATTCTCTTTCTCCTTTTATCTTTGTGTGTGGTACTTATGTAACTCTAGTGTGGAAAGTTACACCTTGTCAAGTTTTACCATAGCTGTTCTTCATCTAATCCAAAGTTGATGCCACCCCAGATGCCGTACGCCTCTTTGTTTGCCAGTGCAAAGTCATAGCACTGCTTCAATAAAGGGCAACCATGGCACAATTGCTCAGCATCGTTGCCAGTTAGAATCCGCTGTTCCATTTGATCAGAGTAGTCGGTATAGAAGTAAGGATTGTCCTTACACGGATACTCCTCATTCTGATCTTGGGCTTCGGAAAGCCTGTCCCATGCTGGAATCGCGCTTCTGAGTATTCCAGCGTTTTCGTATTCTAACTTCTGAGCCATTAGTCCCTATCGTATTCCGGGCCGTTTATGTAACCCTCATCGTTTTCTTCTTCTCGTTGGCTTATTAGTAAGCCAATGTTCGAGCCACTTCCATAGTTGATTAGGTAGCTACAAAGATTTGCTATTATTATCAAAATTGTGACTATTGTAAGAATGTAAAAAAGAATAAGTATTACGCTGATTAGGCTCAAGAGTGGCACTCGCAAGTGCAACTAATGTTTGGCATGGTGATCGGGCATCTTTTGTGGTCATTAGTAAGGCACCACCCAAAAGAGCCAGAACCCTTATTAGTCATTTTGGTTTCTGGTTTCTATCAACTGAATCACACGCTCAAAGAATTGATCTTCACGATTGAGGTCCCACAGGATTAGGTCGAGCCTTATTAGCTCAATAATCTTTTTGCGTTCGTCACGCCTGACCGACTCGAGGACCGGGTGCCTAAACAACTTACTCACTAGGCTCACCACTTGATATCAGAAGAAGGGTCTCCTTTGACACTGTAACCGAACCAGTGGACTTTGATACCTTCTGGGTTTCAATGAGTCCTGCAATCCTTCGTCGCTCTGCTACAACTCCAAAGTTGAATGACTTGATAGAACTCATTGCAATAATTTCGTTTACGCTACTCATTTTGTTTCTCCCTTTAGGCTAATATTCATTGCAAGCTGGTCTCTTACCAACTTCGCCAACTGTCCTTCATCATATGTATCTTCTGCGATTATGTCGTAAGACACGACTGCAAACTTTTGACCTTGCCTGTCCAGTCTACCTGCTGCTTGTTCGTTTAGCAAGCGATTATCGTCTCGAGAAAGCCATACAACAGTAGAGCATCTTTCCTGTAATCCGTCTGTTCCTTCTCCGATTGCCGCAATAACTGCAACGATAAACTGTATGTCCCCTGCTATAAACTGTTCCAGCGCAACATCTCTAACCTTCTGAGGTGCCTTGCCAGACCACTCAAACGCTTTGTAGCCATCCTTTTGTAACCTCTTTGTCACCACACTTGCAAACTTCTGCGAGTGCGTGAGTATAAGCATTGGCTCACCTTCGGTCTGGTCTGCAATGATGTTGTAGAGCTCGTCCAGCTTTGTTGACTTGCAATCCTCTGCAAAGAAAACCTGGTCAGTTTCTGAGTCAATGCTGGGAACTCCTAGTGTCATTTGTCTCAGTCTGATTCTGGTTGCGACCGGAACCTGAGTCACTAGGGGGTTCTCTCCAAGCCAAACAAAGAGGTCCTTCTCCATCTTTTTGTAAAGACGCTTCTGCTCTGCAGATAACTGCACAACCCTCTCCATGGAAATCAGGCTTGGCAAGTCGGCATCCATGCCTTCTGGGTGGAACTCACAGCACTGCTGTCTCTTGAGGTGTCTGACATAGCAAGGTATTTGAGCTACTATCCCGCCATCGATCTTTTCTCCGACAACAATCTTTCCTGCAAAGTAGTCAACCTTTGTATCTAGATTCTTATCGACCCAGCCCCAAAAGGAGTTGGTTGCAATGGTCGGGTAGACCCACTTCAGGACAGACCACATGCCTTCAATCCTGTTGCCAGCGATTGTCCCAGACAGGCCAATCTTTCTCTCGGCCTTTAGGGTGTGTAGCATCTTGGCTGTCTTGCTCTTGCGGTTGCTTGCCCTGTGCACTTCGTCAAAGATTGCCAGATTGGGCACCACGCCCTTCCAGTGAAACTGCCGAAAAAATTCCGGGCTCATAATGTACCATCCTGGAACATGAGCCTCGAGGCTGGCAAAGTTCTTCTTGCCCTGCACAGAGCTGTTGATGTAGCTAACTTGGGCGTTGGGAATCTGCCTTACTATGGTTCGTTCCCACGCTCTTTTATGGGTTCCCTTTGGGGCAATGACCAAGTTGGTGGCCGTCTCCATCCTGCGAGCTACTTCGATCACAATCAGGGTCTTCCCCCCACCAACTTGAGTCGCTACTATACCTGTGCCATTGTTGCTTATTATCTTCTGAATGTCACGCTCTTGGTATGCGTAAGGCTTTAGTGCCTCCATCCAGTTTCCTCCCAGTTTTTGTCTGGGAATGTTGTCATTACAAACTTGTGTGCTTCGTCCCAGTTGTATAGCCAAGTTCTATACCAGCTAGTCCTAAAAACCAGCACAGACACTTCGTAGGTGCCTGAACTAAATCTTATGCCAAACTCAGCTTCATTAGTAGTAACTCCAGCACTCTCAAGAAGTCTCTGATTTTGCATTAGCTCTATGTTTGCTTCTTCTTCTAGTAATTTATACATTCTTTGCCTTTCTCTTGTAGGCACCTTCTACGCCGTTCTTCATCTGATTTTGCTTTGCCAACCAAGAGGCCCGAAGCAGGTCTCGATAATAGACAACACCACCATCAAATTGAAGTTCTAGGTGTCCTTGATTTACATAGTTATACAGAGTCGCCTTGCTAATTCCTGCCTTCTCACAGGCATCGTCTAAGCTCATCATTGGACCAGCAGTCTTATTTGTTAACTGCAAACCCTCGCTTTGTAGTTGCTTAGTCATCTTGTGCCTCTCTGATTGCACTGAGTCGCTTAGTGCAAATGTCAACATAACCTTCGCTTATCTCACTGCCGATGTAATTTCGATTGTTTAGAACTGCCATCTTTGCGGTTGTTCCAGAACCCATAAATGGGTCATAAACAACATCCCCCTCATTGCTCCAAGTGAGTATGTGGTCATTAGCAAGGGCTTCTGGAAAAACCGCTGGATGTCCAGTCGCATTTTTACCAACGTGAATCTTCCAAATGTTAGGTCTACGAGAATACTCATTTCTAACAAATGACCCCAGCCCCTTTTGGTTTTTGCCCTTGTTTATTACAGAATCCTTTTGCTGAGTCCTGCCACCATTGACCGTTTTGTGGTCACATATAAAGTTCATTGCAGAAGGTTTGCCCTTACTAAAAATAAACATATATTCAAAAACTGCATAATATCTATCTTGGGTTGGAAGTCTCCCAGTTTTTTCCCAAATCATTGTGTCATGGAGATTGAAGCCCATCTCTTTGAAGTAGAGGGCTTGCCTAAAGCTTGTGCCGCTTTCCGAACCCTTTACAGTGCTGTCTCCAACAATCCAAACGACAACGCCGCCGTCTTTGGTTACTCGATAGAGTTCTGTGGCGATAGCTTCAAAGTCAAACGAATAGCCATTGTAATCTCGCAGGTTGTCATAAGGTGGCGAGGTGACTGTTAAGTCAATGAGTCCATTCGGCATCCTTGCCATTGTATCTAGGCAGTTTTCGTTGTGTGTTTGATTTAACTCTTCCTTAGTCATCTTGTCCCTCCATAATGGTCGCCTCTAGTTCTTCTATGTAAAACGGTGCGGCTAGGGTCTCTAGGATCGTTCTGGTGGCGGCCTTAGCCCTAAGTGCCTCTAGTATCCGATGCCGTTCATCTTCAGTTCCAGCCCGAACTCCTTGATAAAAGGCAGTAGTCCAGCCGGTATCTTCGTAATCTCTGCTGTGGCTCATTGCTGTTCTCCAATCGTAGTTATAACCAAAAATGCAATTATTCGTTTTTTCTTATAAAATGAGATCATCTTGAATCTCCTCAAAAAGCTCTCGCATTGAAAAGCAGCTCGAATGCTCGCAACCTCTGCCACCTTTGTTGTCAAAGCAAATGCGAGACTTGATTTGCTCAAGAACACGCTTCTGTTTTGCACTGGCCCCAAAGTCGACTCCTTGGTAGTAGCCAGCAGTCTGCTGTTTGCTTTCTTGATCTTTAGTCTTTATCACAATTTCTCCTTAGTAGTTTTTTCCAGTGCTTCAATTGCTTTTCTAACACAAACCTGTGCTCCATCGCCATAGCGATGCTCATAGGTGACTCCACTTGCCTCATAATCTTCTAGCCAGATTGGTTCGTCACCAGTAACAGCAATATAGGTATTTATATCATCCGGATCTGTTCCACCCTCAGCTCTGGCTATATGTATCTCGCTGAGTAGATGTCTATTTATGAATATCGCTACATGTAACGGCACCTTGACTCCTTGTCCTGTTTCCCATAACGCCCTTTAGATACTCAAAACAATAGATGTGCATTAGAGAGTCCCAACCAGCATCGTGCTGATTCTCTGTACCAATCTTTTCAATGGCGTAAGCCTTGGCTCTTTTCTTCCAGGTTTCTGCTTTCATTGGCATGCCGTTATCAAGCGAGTAATCTAAGGCAAAACAAAGCGCGTTTAGGTCAACAGTCCTTCTTGAGAATAGCGAATAGGTTTTAGGTAGGGAGTCTTTCACGAATGGCATGTCGAATGCGCCGACATTGAAACCGACAGGGATAGTTTTACCTCTGCGGTTAGTATCTGCCCCTATCGCAATCAGCCAATCGTAAACCCGACCATCGACTTCATTTGGCAAAGACTCTTTTTGTAAAGACTCTAGTGTGATGCCGTGAACCTCAAAGGCACGTTCAGACCATTGACACTCACCCGGATTGATCTTCATCGACAGTTGATACCCGTCTGAAGTAGACATGCCAATCTGGATAAGCTTCCCACCTTCGCTGAGCTCACTAGAAGACATCTCTCCGTCTAGTCCTATAAATAGGTAACTCATTTATTTGCTCCCTTTATGATCGTTTTAGCGAACGCTGGCCAATACATCTTCTGCCAGTCCGTTGCGATAGATAGCACCGATAACAAACTCTTCGCCTTCTACAAAGAAAATCTCTTCTCCTTCAAAGTCAAACTTGACCACGGCAACACCATTCATTCCAGCATCACCTAGGTTTGCGATCGAGAGATTGTATTTGCCATCCTCTAGGTCCTTGATGGCCCACTGCTGGCCGTAGGACTGAGTGGACAGATTGCGGTATGCCGAGGGTTGCATGTCCAGGATTTCCTGCACAGTGCGGTAGTTGGTCGTGCCAATGGCCTTACCGATGTGCGTCCTTGGAATCCCAGCGGCATCCGCGTCCTTTACTGCCTTGTTACGACTGTTTAGGAGTTCCAGAAGCTTACTCTCTAATTCAACCCTCATCTGGGCTTCTAATAGGTCCTTGGCTGTGCGGTAGGCCAAGTTGGTTGTCACAACTTGACCCAGTAGCTTCTGTGTTTCTGTTGATACCTTCATTTATGCTTCTACCTTCTCAAACTTGAATCCAATGCCAAGGAACTGCTGACCCAGATTCTGGGCATCCTCTTCGGTGAACTCGCGGTTAGTTTCGATCACAATCTCTGCCAGCATCTGACCAGCAGGGGTTGTGTGCATTGCAGCATCAGTTAGTTTGTATTCCCGATTGTCATTGATAACGCTTGGGTTGTTCTGTGAGATTGATTCGACTACATCTACTGCTGAGTAAATTCCGCCAATGATATTTAGTTTGTAGGTTAGTTTTTCTGACATTTTGTAGCTCCTTATAGTTTGTGTTTTATTTAGTCTAGTGTTCTAATTCTTGTTTCGCCACAAGCCAGACATTCCGGCTCAGAGGTTGTGCCTGCCCATTTGCAGGTTGTACACCTAATTAGGTGTTCTGTAGGCGCATTGAACAGCACAGAGGCTAACAATGTCATCTTGGGGCTGTCGTAGCTTTGGGAACTCCCTGTCTCCCTGTCTGTAAGGGTGTTGCTCAAGAAGTCTGCCTCGAACCTATTGGCCATTGGACTGCCTTCGATCAACATAAGTAGGACCGGTCCGAGTGTGAGCGTCTTCGATCTGCATTGCCAGCTCCATTTTGCTACTGTCAGATGCCCAGTCAATCAGCTCAAAGTCACTCCTAGTCCAGTGTTCGCAGTCAATCACAACAAAGCCATTCGGGGTAATAACTCCCCACATGCCCTCTGCTGTTACATACATTTTCTTCATTACTTTTCTCCAATTCTTAGTTCGTATGTTTTCATGGCCTTGAGCCACTTGGCAATTCTGGTTGGTGTATCTCCAATAGATAGCTCTTCGGTCGTGGTGTTTCCACTGTAACCCTCCCAGCTACCCCTCATGTCCCACTCCTCCAGGTCGAGGATGTAGGCAATCACGTTGTGGTTCCTCTTGTTGAAGTTGCAGGTAAAGTCATCCTCAGAGCGCCACTGGTAGTCCACGCTCAAGCTGGTGCCCTTGAGCACAAACTTGTAGGCACTCATCGTGAGCACCCCTTCGTTTATCTGGATGCCAACGTGCCTGAGTTTAGTAATCGCCACTTTGTAACTCCTCTACCTCGAATGAGCCTTCTGGTGCTCCCTTTAGTTCGTCTATCGCTAAGTCCAGAGCTTCGTCTTGGTCTAGCGCATCGATCAATATCTCTACAATGTAGGTGACTCTATAGGACTTCATGCGTTCACTTCCTCTCTTGGGCAGTCAGCGTAAAGGTCGTCCCCTTCGCCCCATGAGCAGACGCATTGGTACTCTTTGTGTCTGGCTACATAGTCGCTGTGAGAGTTTGGTTCGTCCCACTTTGCAATCTCTACCAGCTCACCAGAACCTGCTTCAGACTGCATCTCTGCACCCCAGCCGTTCTCCTCGGTAAAGGTAAAGGTAATCTTCATATCTGGGTATTGTTTTGCCAGCGTCTCTATAACAACCATCGGTGGTGACCAAGCGGTGGTGAAGTCGTAACTCACAATAAGGTCTGTCAAACGCTGTGTCGTAACATCGTAAGCATCCCACTTTGTGTCCCAGTTGTCTCTGTTCCATTCGTACCAGCCCTGAGATGCTCCCCCAGTGTCGTCCAGAGCCTCGTCGTAGCCCTCGCCAAGAGGAGCTGGCACAATGTTATGGAAGCTAAACTTTCCGCCCTTAGTGGCCTCCTGAAGCTCCTTGATGGACACGCCAGTAAATTCATCCTTACTGTAAACGGTATAGGTAGTTTTATACTGCTTGCCCAATAAGGTCACTAGGTCGTCTAGTGCCTCCTTATTGTCTGATTCAATCTGTAGTAAGTTGAAAACATGGTTTGGCATTAGTTAGCTCCTGATTCTCTGATGTCTGCTGAGTGGACGATGATAAGTTCATCGCCAGTTTCTAAAATATTGTAGCCAGTTTCTGAGCAAAAGCCAATGATCGAAACCTCTCTGGCCCCACTGATAATCTTCGATACCTCTTCTTGGTCAAGCTGTGTGCCGTCTAGATATCTCATAGCTGGCAGGTCGTAAATGAAATTTACCATTGTGTTTCTCCTTTGTCTTGTGAGTTGTGCTTAGGCCGTAGCCCTAATTATTTGAATTGTCATGTAAATGAAAGTCACCGCTACCAGAGTCCTTCCGAATCTGATTATTAGCCTGTCTGACATTAGTAGCGAAGCTCCTCTAGGGATTCCACCTCGAGGTGCTCCCCCTTTAGCTTGATGCCACAGCTTGGGAGTTCCTCCATCTCGATCTGACCCGTCTTGACCTGCTCTAGAAGCTCCTGAGCGTGGGCCATAGAGTCTGCATCAAACCAAAGCTTTCCGTGTTCCTCGATCTGGTACCAGCCTTGGAATGTTGGCATTAGTTGTCCCCCATCTCTTCTGGCTCTTCGATGTTCTGTAGCTCCACCGAGAAGTGCTTTTCCGAGGCATTTATTGCCAGCAACATTCCCAGAGCGCTGGCCTGATGCCAAGCTGTGTCTGCATCCTTTGCGGTGATCGAAAGCGTTAGTGTTACGTCTACTGTAAATGTCTTCATTAGTTTCTCCTTAGTAATTCGGTTAGTTTGTCTACCTGTGCAAGGGCCTCCATAAGCGCCCAGTCTCTAGCAATGTCCAAATCCCTAGTGTTGTCTCTTCCTCCAGCGTGTTTGCCAGTTGAGGGCTTGGGCAGCACTTCGCTAAACTCTAAGTCAATAGGTTGAGCCGTAAAGCAGTTGTCGTCATCATCTGTAATGATGTAGAGACAGGTGCTTTCATCAAAGCCTATGACCCTGAGCCACTTATCGGGACTGGCTGAAAGGGGCAGGGAAGCCCCCCAGCATAGCTCCACGCCTTCAACATCCTTGAGGGTTAGGCTTTCCCACCTAAACCCATCTCTAGGCCTTGCGTAAGTCATTAGTTAGTCTCCTGTTCTGCCAGTGCTTCTTCTTCGACTTCTTCGGACATGATGCGGTAAAGCCTGTGGTATTCGCTCTGGTAGTAGCCTGCCAAATCGATCGTCATGAGGCGACTGATGCCACCATGCACGAATGATTCGTCCATTCCGTACTCTGTCCAAGAGTCCTGAAAGTCTGCTGGTAGCTCCATCCACTCAGCGATTATGTCTGAGTAATACATTGGAACAAAGCCGTCTGCCATTTCATTTAGCATGTCCTCGGGGTAAGAGGAGTTGAGGAGCTCAACCAAATTTTCTTGGATGTCTTCTCTGATTTGAATCTCCGGTGTTAGTGCCATTTGGTTTCTCCTTCTGAATTTAGTGGTTATTTAGGTGGACTATTGCGGTGTGTTATTACATAGCGTAATCGTGCTATTTATAAATGTCAAGCCAATCAGAATAATTCTTTTTGGGCCATCGCCTTCCTGTTTACCAGAACTGCAAACTCATGAGATAAGAGGGTGTTATTCGCAATCTCAACAAATACATTTAGCATGGCTTCGCCGTAACTTGAGACCGCATCGTACTCTCTGAGGTCTTCTGCTTCTGGTGTAAATACGAAGCCGTCATGCTGTTCATAAATCATTCCTACGAGGGTTCCAGTGTCTGGATTGCCGAGTGTGATTAGATCCATTTCGTTGTTCGCTTCGATCGATAAAATGCCTGATAGTGTGTGGTCGCTTTTTGTGCTTTTGTAGGTTACTTGTAGCATGTTTTTAGCTCCTTTTTTAGGTGAATTATTTTTGGGTGAAAAAGTGCGTTTGTTGCATATTCGTCCCATTTCAATTGTTATAACGCTATGTAGCTAGATAATTTTTGGGCTATTTCCCGACATGCTATTGTCGGGAATAGTGTGTTTTTTTTGAAGTGTTATTTGGGTATGTCATGTTTTTTGGAACGTATGTGCAACAAAAGGGGTCAAAAGTGCTCCATATCTGTCCCAAATTGAGGCTCCTCGACCCCCCTCTCTCCCCCTTACTATATATATATGTAATTATATAGTTAGATAGTTGGAGAGAGAGACGGGGGTGAAAAAGTGGTACCTGTGGATAACTTTTTTATTTGGTTTTTTAGCTGATTTTGTACTCTTCAAAGTAGAAGTTTTCCTCCTGTATTTCTGGAGCACTTGGATCAATAATTCCCCAATCAACCATGTCGTTATAGTCGCCCATAAAGACACCATTCTTGTCGAAATATTCGCCGTACTGATTTGCGGATAATCCGACAACATCTGGATAACCTCCTTCTGATTCTTCGTCGTAGTCGTACCAGCTCTCGGGGATGATTACATCGCCCCAGAGTGACTTGATTGGCATACCGGTAGCTTTTGAGTTTCCGTGACCTCCTGATGTCATGTTGCGGTATGAGCCATAGTTCTTGAATGACTTATCTTCGTACTTTGGATCCATTTCGGGCAGGTCTGAAACTGTGATGATGCGACCAGCTTTGATGGAATACAATTTGCGCTCTTGGACCTCTTGGAAGAAGTCAATCTTGAGGTGCATTTTGTCAATCGTGGATTGCAGAATCTTTGCAGTTGATGCAAATAGGAATGAACCATCCTTGACCTGAGCAATAAAGAGTGGAGAGTGTGCAATTCTTGCGACCTGCATAACTCCTATTTTCTTTTTGTCTAGCCATGCAACGGAAGCATCGCCGTCAAGCATGTTGAACTTGTCGGTGTTGCTGTCAAACTTCTGCAGGATTGCAGGTATTACTGAGGTGTCTACCTCTGGCAACTTGTAAGACAATTCCTTGCGAACTACATCGTGATTGAAAATAACGCCATTGTGAACTAGGTCAATAGTCTCATCTGGCGACTGGACAGGGTGGTTATTTTCCATGTCAATGATTGTGCCGTGGGTTGCAAATCTGGTGTGCAGAATTACATTCTTGGCATCCTTGGGCATGGACTTTAGGGACAGCGCCGAACCTGCTACGTCTTTTTTATACAGGCCCTGTTTGGTTGCTGTCTGGTAACCAAAGCCTGAAGCTTGGTTACCACGGACATCTAGCTCTGAGAGCATGATGTTTGAAAGCTTGCGAGCGTTTATGCTCGACTTTTCTGATAATGAAAATCCTCCGATACCACACATGGGCATCACCTTCTCTTTCTGTTTTCGTAAGTGTTATAAGTCTATGTCGTATTGTCGCGAATGTCAAATCATGAGTGTCAGATAGTGGGCCACGGAATCGAGGTAGGACGCTCACCTATGTGGAACATTAGCTGAGCGCCTCCCTGTGGCGTTGGAAGCCGTTGTGCGACCTCATACATAGAATCGTAAGAGTAGAACAACCAAGGGGCTCCAGTGACAGTGTCGGCATGGTAGAGCTTTGTGCCGTCAGTGAGTAGCCAGTAGATGGAGTAAGTGATCATTTTGTACCTTCCTTTTGAGGTTGATAAGTAGAACGTAACATCGCTATGTTGGATTGTCAAGTTATTGGTGAAAAGTGGTTGATTCGATGCCAGCATGCGAAACGCATTCTTAGATCCAAAATCGATCCCTTGATGGGGTAGGACTACATCGCTATGTCATAACGTTTGGGAATTCGCGCTGAGGAGGGCACCCACACGCGCCCATTTGGGAATTCGCGCTGAGCCTGCAACACTTATGGAGTATTTGGGAATTCGCGCTGGTGGGGGCAACTTACGCGCATACACAACGCCCACATGTACGCCCACACGCACCTATACGCGCAAGAATAAGAATCAGGCTTTTTTCAGGTGACGGCCAGATAACTCACAGGAACCGCTCAGATTCGCTATCAGAATTCGGCCAGATAGTTCACAGGAATCTCTCAGATTAGATCCGCTGAGAGCACCGGAACTTGGCCCTAAATTTCGGCCCCTATAGGTAGTAATAAAAAACAAATAACAACACGCCGAAATAATGTTTGACACCTACCTAATTCGGGCACTAGATTTATGCCATGAACACACCGACTATTGAAAGGCACCTAATCAAATTCACAATTCGCCGAATTGCCCTAGTGGCACTAGTAACGCTTTATCTATTCATTGAAAATAGTTACAACCTAATTCCGAACATTATTTAGCCAACTACTTAGAGAAAAGAGAAAACTAAAATGACAACCAATTTTCAAACTAAAAACGAAGCCGTGATTTACCTAGCCAAAATTCAACCAGATGAATCCCTAGTGCGCCGTTGGGGATTCGAGTGCGAACACCCGCTTATCGCTAGGGCCAAGGAATCGGCCTACTATGCCAGCTATGCGCCCTTTGATTTCAAAACAGATGCGTCGGTTGAATCACTAAATGAAGATGGTTGTGAGTGTGGTTGCTCGGAGTGCTCAGAACATGACTGCAATTGCGACAATTGCGGGATGGATGATTACCCCGACCATTGTCAGGGCTCAGAGTGCGAAGCGCCTAATGAGATAGCCCTAGAGACCCCGACACGGTTTGCTTTCCCCGAAGAGGCTAAGGCCTTTTTAGAAACTTGCCAAAGCGAAGCAATGCTAAACCGAGAATCTGAGTATCGGGCCTACGGTAAAAAGTGGAGTGGACACATTCACGTTGAGGCCAGAGACCTAACTAGGGTTCAGCTTAGAAACGCCGTAGCAATAGGCGACAAAATGCGTCAGCTGGCTCCCGAGTGGCTCACCGAGTGGGCAGATGATTACAACATCGACGGTAGGGCCACCACTGCCGAGTGGTTCCATAAGGGCACTACTGCACGGCTTAGGCGTGATTCTTTTATCTCAATTTGGAATTGCGCCAACAACGATGTCAGGCCGTTTGAAATTGGCCAAGATTGGGACGGCCGAAAAAGTACGGTTGAGTTCAGATTTTGGCGTGTCACGTTCGATTATGAATTGCTGAAAATTCGTGGTGCAGTGTCACGGGCCGTAATCGCTTACGCCTTGACCGAAAATTCTACTTATTGGATTTTGAACTGTAAGACCTTTGAGCAGTTCGCGCGTATGGTAGGAGTTGGCAAGCACTAAACTAGTCTCAGATTGGCTTGAGGGGTGTCCTACGGGGTGCCCCTTTAGTCATGTCCGAAAGAAATCATTTTATTTTGGATTTTTTTTGGGGCTGCCTATCCCACACCCGTAGGCGATATTTTTAGGTTTCCCAGGAAGTGGTGATAGTATTTAGCCATGAGTGCAGATTTTCATTTTTCAGAATGGGGCAGGGACACCCTGACCTTTCAGCTGAGCATTGTTGACGCCTCCCCTGACCTAGATGACGACAGCGTCTACGAAATTACCATGGCAGGCCAGTCAGTGTACTTTGAGGCCGAAGCCGACCTGGAGGTCTGGAAGCTCTTAGATATTGCAATAGGCAACCTAAAAGATGCCATTGAGATGGGAAACCTGTAAATGACCAGTTCTGAAAAATTTTCCGACCTTAATTTTAAAAATCTCGGGCCATCCTCTCGGGGACTCACAGATCCACCCCCTGAGCCAGAACTCGATGAAGAGTTACCTCAGGTACAAGAGATGATCGACATCCTCTACCGTGTGATGATGAAGCGGCTAGACGACATAGAGGTAACCCAACAGACTATAATTGACTTATGTCATCAAATGAAGTCTCCCTCTTAGACGAAACCCTAATCAAAGCTGCTGCAGCTGGCAAGTCCGGCGAAGAAATGCAGGAGCTTACAGGTATTCCAGCAGCTCAGGCAGTCATGCACGTCAAGAACCTTTTGGGTCGGCGTGACATTTGGACAGAGATTGAGCGCAGGCAGTTACTTCTTACAGAGCTGCAGGAGTTAAAGGAGTCCTTGTCCCAGAACGCTGTGGAATACAAAGACCAAGACTCTGCCAAGCTGTTGCTAAAGGTATTGCAGGAAATTGGCAAGCGGCTAGACACAGAGCGATCCAAGCTAGATGTGGACTTGCTCAAGCTAAATGAATACCAACAGCGGGTTTTGATGCGAGCAATGGATGCCGCACTTAATTTTGCCAAGAAGGAACTTGCAGAAAAGTATCCGATGGTCGGCAGAGAAGAGTTAGACCACATGGTCTCTAATGGCCTTGTGCTGGCTAAGTACGAACTGGACAAGGAAAATAAGTGAGCGACCAAGTAAATCACCCAACACACTACACGAGTCACCCGAGCGGCGTAGAGGCGATTGACATTACTAGGCACATGGGGTTTAATTTAGGTAATGTAATGAAATACGTCTGGAGAGCAGACCTAAAAAATAATTCGATTGAAGATTTGCAAAAAGCAGAGTTTTATTTGAGGGACGAGATAGTTAGGCGTAAATCATTATAGAGTCGGTGATTGACGGCGTAATTGCCGATTTACGCAAGAGGTCAAAGAACTCTATCTACCTGACCGACCCAGTCGCATGGGCCAGTGATGTTTTGGGTAAGCACATGTGGTCTAAGCAGGCTGACATTGCAAACAGTGTTGTAGAGCACACTCACACCGCTGTGGTGTCATGTAACGGTGCTGGCAAGTCTGCGACTGCTGGAATTATGGGAAGCTGGTGGATTGCGGTTCACGACCCGTATGAAGTGGCAATGATTTGTTCTGCACCTACTTATCCGCAGATTGCCCGCGTTTTGTTTCGCGAGCTAAAGGATAACCACAAACTTGCTGCGGTAAACGGATTTGCTTTGCCAGGACACATTAACCAGTCCGAAGAGTGGAAGCTCGACGATGAGTACGGAACCTTGATTGGTTTTGGTAGAAGGCCCTCTGACACAGACATTGTCTCGGCGTTCCAGGGTATTCACCGCAGGTTTGTGTTTGTGATCCTGGATGAGGCTGGTGGAATCCCAACTGACCTATATACTGCAGCAGAAGCAGTTACTACCTCGGCAGACTCTAGAGTGCTTGCTATTGGTAACCCCGACCGAAGGGGTACCGAGTTTCATAGAATCTTCCGCGAGGACGAAACCTGGAATAAGATTAAGATTTCGGCAATGGACTCCCCAAACTTTACTGGGGAATGGGTGCCAGAAGATGTAAGCCCCCTTTTGATTCAGAAGAGCTGGGTAGAGCGGCAAGCTAAGGCATGGGGCGTTGATTCAGCAAGATACCGCTCAAAGGTGCTTGGAGAGTTTCCCGAAGAAGACGATACTACTTTCTTTAGCCAAACTGCCTTGGACAAGGCACACGATGTACAGATAGAGGACGATGCTCAAGAGACTGCGGTGCTTGGTGTTGACCTTGCTCGCTTTGGTGATGACGATAGCGTTATCTATATAAATAGAGGCGGAAGGCTTAGGCACTACAAGTCTTGGTCAAAGGCAACTGCTATTGAGTCTGCAAACCGTGTGCACCAAGCAGCCATGGAAACTGGAGCCACAGAGGTTCGAGTGGATGCTGCAGGTCTTGGTGGCCCGGTTGTGGACCAATTGGTTGTGATTGCTGATGGCAGATACACTGTTATATCTATGATGGGTTCTGCTGCGTCTCCGGACAGGACTAGATGGTTCAATGCCAGGGCATTTAATTTTGACTCGCTACGCGAGCAGATGGTGACAGGCAAGCTAGATGTTGATCCAGATGACAAGGCACTCTTTGATGAAATGATGATGCTGCGTTATAAGTTCCACACTACTGGTTCTATTCAGATTGAATCTAAAGATGACATGCGTAGCCGCGGGATTAAGTCCCCTGACAATTTAGACTCTGCTGTTTACGCCTGTGTAGACCTTACACAGCTACTCAACTCGCCTCACAGAGGCCGTAAGCCCGGGGACGTTATGCGAATGGATGCCTCACAAACTGCAGGCGATAGTGCGTTTTATACCGAATGGGTCTGGTAAATAGCCTATTTGGGTATTTTATGGTAAGAATATTCTGGTTTTGACCCAGAATTTCGTGGTATTATAGAGTAAATTACTAGGATTGGTTTATGGAACTCAATAAAGGATCAGGCAAGCTGCAAGCAATGTCTGCTGAAAACAAACTACTTAAAGAGTCTCAAGCCTCCGCATCTGAGGATGTGGCTAAGGTTCTTTCTAGATTGAGCGAAGTTTCTGGCGAGAATGAAATACTTAAAGAGTCTTACTCTTCCGTAGCAAGAGCCATCATGGCCTTTGATGATGTTGGATGGGATGTACCTAACGGTGTCGATCCAAGCAATGGCTTTACACTTGCAGAGATCCAGGGTGCCTCAGAGCGCATCCGCGAGATGACCGAGGCCAACCCGCTTTTAAAGCGTGGGTCTGCAATGCGAACCAGTTATATCTTTGGGCGCGGTGTTTCATTTGGAGACTTGCAGCCTAGATTTAAAAAGGTAATTGACAACCCTGTAAATCAGGATGTCTTGTTCTCCCCCGAGGCACAATCGATCAACGAGCGTAGTCACTTTACTGATGGTCAGTTTTTTGTGACTGGCGACATTAGGACAAAAGAGTTTTCCAGAATTCCGTTTAGCCAAATCACTGCAGTTGTTACCGACCCAGATGATTCGGAAAAGATTCGCTATGTTAGAAGAACCTGGACTAGAACTGACCAGAACCTTTCTGACGGAACATCAGTTTCTAAGCAGATGAACGTCTGGTATCCAACTGACAGCTACAACCCGGTTGGCGTTAGATACGCAACAAGTATCCAGAAGCAGCCAGTCGACACCAGTAAAAGAATGTTTGTATCTCGAGTCAACAGAAGGGCTGGTCGAGTATGGGGTGTTCCAGATGCACTACCTGCACTTCCGTGGGCACATGCGTACAACGAGTATCTGAAGGATGGCACAAGGGTCTTGAAGTCCCTAGCGATGTTCGCGTGGCAACTTCGAAGCAAGACTAGAGCGGGCGGAACTGCGGCTGCAGCTGCAATTGCGACAGGCTCGACAGCAGGCTCGACAGCAGTGATGGGCGACGGCATGGAGATGAACTCGATGCCGCGATCAAACACCGTAGACTTGGGCACTGGGAGGCCACTAGCATCGATGGTAGCTTCCGCGTTAGAGGTATCGATAGTAGCTCTTCTTAGCGACCCTGGAACCTCTGGTTCCTCTGCTACCGCACAGACACTAGACATTCCAACCATGAAGGCCATGGAATCTCGTCAAGCTGTGTGGTCTCAGTTTTACAAAAGAGTTTTGGTTTTCCTTGGTGCCCCGGACGTAAACGTCAACTGGCCAAAGATTGAGGTTGAGGCAACTCAGCGAATGATGCAGGCATATGCACTTGCAAAAGAGACTAATGCAATTTGGGATGATGAATATCGCGAAGCTGTTATAGAACTTCTTGATGTTCCAAAAATGCATCCTGGTAACCCACCTGTTTTTGACCAGTCCCAGAACGATGCTAGTTCTGTGCCAAGCCAGGGCAACAGTGGGGCTGTAGGGTCTATGCAGACAAATGCTAACGATCAAAGAGCTGCTGACAACGCACCAATCGCTTAGGTCTAATTTGCCTATGTGGTATTATTTCTATTAGAAAACATTTCTATTGGAGATTTATGGCTACCTCGCTCAACGAGTCTTTAGGCTTTGAAGCTACACAAACTAAGAACAAGTGGCACGTCAAGGTGATTCAGTCTGGCTGGGGTTCTTCTGGGTTCTACAGCGAAAGCCTTTTGCAGACTTATGGACCTTCTGTATTTAAGAAGGGCACCAAAGTCTTTGCCAATCACCCATCCTCATCTGAGGTACAAGACAGGCCTGAGCGCGACATTCACCAGCTTGCTGGCAAGCTAGTCAGTGATGCGATCTACAAAGAGGGCGCATTGTACGCCGACATTCAATTTTATTCCCACTATGCACCAATCATCGCAGAGATGTATGAGGATGTGGGACTATCAATACACGCACTTGGCAACGCCACTTTAGGTGAGGCCGATGGGCGAGAAGGACCGATTATCGAATCTCTAGTTGAAGACCCTTTGACTAGTGTTGATGTCGTCACGGTAGCTGGAGCAGGGGGCAGGTTTATTAGCCTTCTTGAGAGTTACAAAGCAAAGGAAGAGGCCATTAACTTGGCAGAATCCATTACGGAAGGAAACGAAAGCATGATTACAAAGGAAGAATTTGAGGAAGCAATTGCTGACCTTAAGGCTACCTTCGTTGAGGCTATCGCCCCGCTACGTGAGACCGTTCAGGTCTTGGTAGAGGCAGCTACTCCTACTTTGGAGACAGAAGCTGAAGTTGTGGATGAGGAATCTGATGCAACTCCAGCCCTAGACCCATTGGATATAGCTGAGAAGTTCAACGAATCAGGACTACCAAAGCTCGCGTTAAAGCGCGTGGCAGAGGTTTTAAGGTCCGAAACTAACAGCAAGTCTATTGACGACTTGATCGAGGAAGAGAAAGCTTACGCTGCATCAATCCGCGAGTCCATCGCCGTTACCGAGGTTGCAAGCGTTGCAGCTGAAACAACTGGCGTTATTCAAGAGGCAACCGCCTCGAACCCGGCCGATGAATTTGACGCAATTGTGTCACGCATCGCAAAGAAATAGAAGGAAAGTAAATGGCTCTTAATGAGATTTACAAGGACGCTTCTGAGGTTACTCTCGCGGTAGCTAGCACTGTTAATTCTGGTGACCTAGTTGTTGTTGGAGGCCTAGTAGGCGTTGCTGAAAAAGATGCACTTGCAGGCGAGGATGGCACATACCATGTCACTCTCAAGTTCACAGGCGCTTTTCAGTTCACCATCGCTACAGCCGCTACTCTAGCTGTAGGCGATATCGCTTATGCGGATACCCTCGCTACTGAAGTTGGGGACACCGATACCAATTCAGCAGTAGGCCACGTTATCAGCGTTCAGTCTGGCAAAGCAGTTGTCCGACTTGTAGCCGGACTCTAAGGAATATTAAATGACTGAAAAAATTACCACTCGCCACATTGAGGCAGCAAGGCTACTCGAAGGTGCCCTAAAGGGTGACCGGCAGGACAAGCTAAAACTACAAGAAGGTATTGCTACTTCTGACATCCCTGTGCTACTAGCACCAACGATCAACAAGATCATGTTGGAGAACTATGCAGCTCAGCCAAAGGTCTGGGACCAGTTCGCAACTCGTTTGGTTGTAGACGACTTCCGCCCAGTAACCTTCCAGGCTATGAAGTACGAAGACGAAGGTCTTGACAACGCTGGAGACAAGTTCTACAACGGTTCATTGCCAACTGTCGCCGAGTATGGCGAGTACCCAACTGCTGGCTGGTTCAACGTAACCGAGAAGACCATGGCCGTGAAGAAGGCTGGTACTCGCATCCGCTTCTCATGGGAGACAATCGTTAACGATGGTCAGATTGGTCTACTAGAGCGTCTACCTTTGGAGCTTGCCCAGAAGGCAGCTGGAAAAGAAGACGAAGAAGTTACCAAGCAGCTTGTTTCGGGTTCAGGACTAAACACTGCCAACTTCAACTCTGGAAACCAGAACCTTATTGCGGGTAACCCTTCATTGACTTTAGAGTCACTTGAGGATGCAATTGAGGCAGCTAACCTACAGACATACCAGGGTACTCTAACCTCACCAGTATCACGCTTTGCACTAGTTGTGCCTCGCGGCTTGGAAATGACTGCTCGCAAGCTTCTTGCGATTCAGCAGGTCCGTACCGAGACCACAGTAGGCTCAGTAGTTACTTCAACTGTATCTGGAAACCCAATCGGTTCACAGGTCGAGATTGTTGTAAACGACTGGTTGACCAAGATCAACTCAGGTGCAGGTTCCTACTGGTTCCTAATCCCGCTAGCTGGTCAGTCATTGAACCCCAACCTAGCACTAGGCTTCCTACGCGGATACGAGACTCCTGAGCTTCGTATCAAGATGAACGGTGGGACCTTCTTGGGCGGCGGAGATGTTCCTGCTCGCGATGGCTCGTTTGACAACGATGACTTCGAAATGCGGATTCGTCACATCGCAACTGGAGCGTTTATTGTGCCAACTGGTACTATTGCTTCGACTGGTGCCGGTTCCTAAGCACTAGCCTCAAAAGATTTACCCCCTGCCTAAAGGTAGGGGGTTTTTCTTTGCTATAATAAACATCTCCCCAAATCAAAAGTTAGGAACTTTTATGGTTACTGTATACACAATTCCGGCTTGTCCACAATGCGAAACAACAAAGAGTTTTTTAAAAAAAGCTGAGATTGAGCACAGGATTATTGATGTGAGCAAAGATACTGAGGCTTATAATTTTATAAAAGACTTAGGTTACACTCAGGCACCAGTAGTCGTTTTTGAGGACAGGCACTGGTCTGGCTTTAGGTTTGACGAATTAAATGCACTAAAGGCACACTTTGCATAACGATTGTGTTATAATTAGCCAGTAGCGTACCTCCTTTCGCTACTTGTGTGTTGTGTAAAAACCCACCCAGTTCTGAGTTTAAAAACTCCTGGGTGGGTTTTTTTATTCTGGTAGAATAGACAAATGATAATTTGGCCTGATTCTAACTTGCCTCCGCAGTCTACGGAATGGGTAGAAAAAGTTGAAAAAGAAGTCAACAAGCTTGAAAAAAACTCAGGTGGCAACGGGCGTTCAGGCTCTGGTGGTGCAGCTGGCGCACCAGGTCCAGCAGGTCCGCAGGGAAATCCGGGCGAAAAAGGAGAAACAGGTGAACAAGGTGTCCAGGGCGAGCAAGGTACAACTGGCGATACAGGACCTCAGGGTCCGACTGGCGCTGAAGGACCTGTGGGCCCTAATGGATCTGATGGACTTGATGGAGCAACCGGAGCCGATGGTGCTCAGGGCATCCAAGGCGATGCCGGAGCAGCAGGGGCTAAAGGGGATACGGGCGACCAGGGACCCGTGGGTGACGTGGGACCCGCTGGGGCAAAAGGTGATATCGGTGCTACTGGACCAGCAGGTGCGGATGGAGCGCAGGGAGCGCAGGGCGAAGTGGGTGCTCAGGGTCCTATGGGTGCGGCTGGCCCTCAAGGTTTACAAGGCGTTAAAGGCAATACTGGGGATCAAGGACTAACTGGACTCTCAGCATTTCAGGTTGCTCAACTCGAAGGATTTTCAGGAACGGAGTCACAATGGCTAGAAGCTCTTATAGGGCCAAGCGGTCCAGCAGGCCAAGACGGGCAGCCGTACGGAAATCTAGACGGAGGAGGCGCTAATAGCGTCTATGGTGGAATTATGGCAATTATTGGCGGAAATGCGGGTAGCTTCTAATGGCAGTACAGATTCAAAGCAGGAACGACACAGCTGCAAACTGGGTAAGTGCAAACCCAATACTTGCACAAGGTGAAATAGGTATCGAAAGAGATACCAGACTTATCAAACTGGGCGATGGTATTACAAACTGGAACGACTTAGATTATGGATTACTAAGTCAGCCAGAAGTAATTGACGGCGGAACCGCTTAGGAATGGTAGAATAAATTATGGCTCTCCCCACAAATGTAAACTTTGGAACTGTTGTTGGACAGTTCCTGTTAGCCTATGCAGATGGTTCTGATACAGATCAGCAGCCAGACGGCGTACCTGCCAAGGGTAGCATTTTCTTTAGGCCAAGTCCAATCAAGCTTCTTGACGGCTCATCAACTCCAAACCCAGTAACAATACTCCCAGCAGTTGTCGAGTGTGTGCTGGATGCGAGCGGTTATTTACTTGGCGGAGACGGCACACGCGGCGTTCGCCTAGTTGCCACCGATGACCCGGACCTAAATCCTGTTGACTGGACCTGGACTGTAGAGTTTAGGCTCACTGACCAAGATGACATCCCAGTTCCACTTCCGTCATTTAGCATTGCGCTACCTCTTGACACAACCGTAGATCTCACCACAGTAAGCCCTGTGCCGAGTGCTAACGGGCTTTTCTATCTGGTTGGACCTACTGGTCCAGCTGGACCTACTGGAGCCACAGGAGCGCAAGGTGACGGTGCTACGGTAACCGCAGGAACCACTGCTACGGGAGCTGCTGGAAGCAACGCGTCTGTTGCAAACTCTGGCACTTCTGGTGACGCAGTATTTGATTTTACTATCCCACGCGGTGATACCGGTATTCAGGGTATTCAAGGTATCCAGGGCGACACTGGCCCAATTGGTGCAACTGGTGCGACTGGCCTGAACTGGCAGGGTCAGTGGCTAAACACCACCGACTACGTAGATAACGATGCAGTCTTTTACGATGGTGCATCGTGGTTTGCATCTGGCGATCCAGTAGTGGGCGAGGAGCCATCAAACGCGGCTGCCAACTGGTTCCCACTAGCACTTCAGGGCATACAGGGTGTACAGGGTGACTCTGCAACAATTGCAGTTGGTACCGTAACCACCGGGAATGCTGGCAGCTCTGTGCTAGTAAGCAATACTGGTACTAGCGGTGCTGCTGTATTTGACTTTACTATTCCCAAGGGTGATACTGGAAGCCTTGGTGCGCTTAACGCCACCTCCCCGATGGTTTATAACTCTGGCAGCTCGACCATTTCGCTTGACCAAGATGCTCTAGTCATAGACGGCGGGACTGCATGATAGAATTGAACTTGAATTTAAGGATTAATTAATGCCAGCACAAACTGTTATTAAGCTCCGCAGGAGCACAGCTGCTCAGTGGGTAACTGCTAATCCTGTGCTGGGATCGGGCGAGCCAGGCTTCGAGTCTGACACTAACAAGCTAAAACTTGGCGATGGATCTTCTACTTGGACTGCACTTAGTTACTCATCTGGTGGTGGAGGAGTCGCAATCAGTGACACTGCTCCAACTGACACTGAGGCTACACCGCTTTGGTGGGACTCGACTGATGGAACTCTTTACATTTACTATGACGGCTTTTGGGTAGAAGCGGTTACGTCTTTAGTCGGCCCAACAGGACCTCAAGGCCCAGCAGGACCTCAAGGCCCAGCAGGAGCTACTGGTGCCACTGGCGCAACTGGCTCTACTGGCGTTATAGCAGCAACATCTCCAGTTACTTATGACGCTGGTACACAAACCGTAGGTATTGACCTGTCGGATTACAAAACTGAGATTACGGACTCAATCGGAGTCAACACAAACTGCCTGGCTGGCTACCGTTACATAACCACCGTTGCTTCTGGTATTACTCTTACCCTCCCCGCTTCACCTTCAGTGGGCGATGAGGTTCAGGTCCTAGATGGTACGGGGGCAGCTACATCAATTTTGGTTGCCAGAAACGCCAACCTTATAAACGGCCTCTATGAAGATGCTGACCTAGACGTTGCAGGCTTTGCAGTTGTCTTTATTTACACAGGCCCTACATTCGGATGGAGATTAGGATAATGACAATTTCACTAGCAAGTCTTGGCGGCGGCGGCGGGTCAGAGCCAAAAATCTTTTCCACTACAAGCGGAAAAAACTTGATTCCATTTATCGGATTAGCTGGCATCTATACAATCAAAATTTGGTCTAAAACCTATGGAGCTTCGCCAAGCGGAACTGTAACTTTCCTAAATAGCTCAGATGCTTTAGTGGGTTCAGGCACTCTTGTGGACTCTGATTCTGGTGCAACGCAGAATCCCCTAGAGTTAACACTTAGAGCAACCGCTGATTTTATAAATGTTTACATGATTATAGCCGCAGACACTTGGGTTTCAATTATCAGAAATAGTGAGTTTGCTCAAGGTTCTATTTTGACAACCACAACTTATAGCAGTTCGCAATCTTTGACTTTTGCCGGTGCTACTAGGTTCACTCTTATTGGTGGCGGCGGCGCTGGCGCAAATGGAGGCACAAGTGGTGGCGGAACCAGTCAGCATGGTGGAGGTGGGGGCGGCAGTGGCCAAATTCAAACAGGGATAGTAAATGCAGGGACTTATTCATTAATCGCTGGTGCTGGGGGAGGTACTGGTGGGACCTCTACCTTTAACGGCCTTAGCGCTACAGGAGGAAGTCAGGCAAGCCTTAGGCAGGGCGCTGCCGGTGGCAGTGGCGGTGGGTCAGCAAACACCACTTATCAAACAACTAGCGGAGCGGGCGGGGCAAACGGATTGAATGGCGGACCAGGAGTAGGCTCTAGCACCGTCAACGGCGGCGCTGGAAGCCTGACTTCAATGGTGTTTTATGTGACTACAGGTGGCGGCGGCGGTGGCGGTGGCGGTAGCGGTAGCTCAGGTCAGGGCCTTGGCGGCGGTGGCGGTGGGCTTTACGGTGGCGGCGGTGCTGGTGGCCCAGGTCAGAGTAATGGAGCAGGTGGCGGTGGTGGTGGAGGCGTACTTCCTGGAATTGGTGGCAATAATGCTCAACCGAATGGAGACGCCGCAGGTGGAGCTGGCGGAGCTGGCGGCCTTATTGTATTGAACGGAGCATAAGATGACAATTTTCGCAATAGTAAAAGACAACAAAGTGACCAACAACGTAATCTGTGACAACCTTCAGTTGCTCCAGCTATTACTCCCAACCGATACCCTTATCGAGGAAACCGAGCTAACTGGTTTTGCTTGGATTGGCTCGGAGGTTATTGACGGCAAGTTCAAGCCACCCCAGCCCTTTGATTCTTGGAGCTTTGATTCCAAAGCCTTTATTTGGAAAGCGCCAACTGCTATGCCAAAAGACGGCAAGCCTTATTACTGGAATGAGTCTGGATTAGCTTGGGTTGAAATAGTCCCAGTTGAAATAATCGAACCAGAGCCAGTAGAGGAACCTAATGGCTAGCATTGACTTCCCAAACAGCCCCACAATAGACGACCTCTTCACAGCGGGCAGCCGCACGTGGATATGGACTGGAAGTACATGGGTCACAGCTCCCGTCGAGGCACCTACCTCCACTGTGCAGGTTTCCGCCACGCCTCCATCAAACCCGAATCCAGACGATCTATGGTGGGACACCGATGATGGAACTCTTTACATCTACTACGACAACTTTTGGGTGCAAGCTGTAACTGGAGTTGTTGGTCCTGAAGGGGCTGCTGGCTTAACCGGACCTGCTGGCTCTACTGGCCCATCTGGTGTAATCGCAGTAACTGCCCCCATAACAAACTCTGGCACTTCGACATCTGCAACCCTAGGCCTTGGCGTAATCGAAACAGCTAACCTACCTGCTGGACCTGCTGACAGCACTCTAGCTACAGCAGCAACCGGGTTTGGTTTTGTCGGCATACCGCAGAACGCCACAACAACCGGCTCTTATACACTCGTGGCTGCTGACGCTGGCCGGCACATCTACGCATCTGCCACACGAATGACAACCATCCCAGATAATTCTCAGGTGGCCTTACCTATTGGAACGACTGTGGTATTTATCGCAGGCAGTGGGGCAACCATGACAATAAACATAGGCATGGATACGCTTTTACTAGCTGGGCCGGGAACGACTGGCTCACGAACTCTTGCACCATTTGGAATTGCTACGGCTGTAAAGATAACGGCCACTAGCTGGCTGATTTCTGGTAACGGTCTAACCTAATGTCTGGAGTTTTAGGTGCGCTCTTGGCTAGCACCGCTGCTCTTAAAATTGACGGCCTAACAGAAGCGGGGGCCGCAACAAGCGCCGCAGAAATTAAGCAAAGCTTTCCCGCATCACAGGATGGGCTTTACTGGATATCGTTCTCGGACGGAAGTAAACATCAGATACTGTGTGACATGACCACTTCTGGTGGTGGCTGGATGAATATATCCCCAGTTTTTGGCCCTTACTCAAGCGCGCTTATCCCTTCTTTTGGATCTGGTGGTGGTGACCTTGTGAGTAATAGGGCTAGCATTCAATCCAGCGTCCCATTCAATGGGCCGGGAGTTGCTAATAATCAAGCAAATTTCTTTGGCTGTCAAGGGGGCAATGGAGCCAGCTTAATACGAGTAAGCCAGCCATTGATAACTGAAAAGTCTATAACCCAGGTCAAGGTTAAGGCAAGAGTCATACAGGTTTCAAACGTAAACTGTGGCTTTTTCGCTGGTACTGCTGGGATTCTAGATGGTTCAGTAAACTTGGTTTATGGAAACATAAACAACCTATCAGCATGTTCTGAATCGCCGAATAGGTATGACCAATTATTTAATACCCAACCTTTTGAGTGGTTTCATACGATGACAAATAATATTGTTGTGTCCATGTATACTGCCTGCACGGGGAGCTTGCTTACAGGAGAAATAAATCAAATATGGATAAGGTAATCAGCATGAGAAAAGCAAGGCCTATTGACTTATTAAACCCAACCATAGGTTGGGTTGACTCAAAAGTAAAAGATCAAAGAATGAAAGAATGTCTTAGCTGC